GAGCGGGACGTAGCCGGTCGCGCGCGTGCCGAGCTCGCGCACCACGGCGTTCGCTTCCACCGTAGTGAGGTCCGTGAACTTGCGACCGCGCATGAACGCTTCGATGCGATTGAGCCCCGATCCGGCACCCTGAATCGCCGCCTCGAACCGCGCGTTGATGAGCTTGCGCGCTTCGTCCGTCACGTGCCGCGGAACGTAGTGTTCAAACATCCCGTTCAGGATGCCCTCGGCCACTTCCTTGTCGCCGAGCTTTCGCATGAAGCCCACGGCGTTCACGAGGTACTTGTCGAGCCCTTCGCGAAGTTTGCCGCCGCCAGCCTGCGAAGCGTCGATCGCCGCCATGACTTCGTCGACGTCGCGCAGAACCGACTCGCGAGCGCCTTCGATCGTGCGCGCCTCCTGCATCGCCACCGAGGAAGCGACGTCGGCGCGCGCCTTCTCCAGCGGCGTCGCGATGTCGCCGACCCCGGCGGTGCGATCCGCGATCTGCACCCAATCGGGCGTTACCGGAACCATCGCCGGTTGCTCGAGGATCGCTTTCAGTTGGTGGATGTCATCGAACGACGCCAGCCCACGCTCGCGCATTTCCAGCACGACGCGCTGCGCCGCGGGCGAACTCAGCAGGAATTCCTGCGCCTCCTTCGGCGTCTGCGCAAAGACTTGGAGGAACGCGGACTCGACGCCCGCGCGCGTGCCGCGCAGCTGTTCGCCGAGACGCTTAATCGCCCGGGCCTGCTCCGGATCGGAAATGCCGATCGCTTGCGACGTCAGCGCGCGCGTGATCCCGTTGAGGGGGCCGGTGCGCATCCATCCGGCCCACGAATCGAGCCCTTCCGCGATGTTGAGCGAGAGAGACTGGAAGCCCATCTTGCGGAACGACGCATCGAGCACGGGCAGCCCGAACGCGATGCGCTCCATCCAAGGGAACTTGAAGACCAGCGCCGCGCGCTCGCCGTTCTTGATCCCCTGCGCCACGCCCGCCGCGATGTCCATGCCCGCCGCAACACCCTTGGCCGTCTTTCCGAAGGCCGTCACGAACGACGACGGATCGGTCAGGATGTCCCCGGCGAGGTTGAGCACGAAATTGCCCATCCCGCTTTGGTCGGTGTCTCCGAACGCACGGCGAATGTCCGCGGTATACGTCTCGCGAAAATGGTCCTCGGTGATGCCGAGCCAGTCCGTCAATTTGGTGGTCGGCAGGCCGCGATAGAAGCCCTCGACGAACCCCTCGAACGTGCCCTGCTCTCCGATGCCGCGCACCGATCCGCGAATCGCGTGCGCCCCGAGGAGCGTTTCCGGCGTCTTGAGGATCGTCGTAAACAGCCCGTCCTCTTGGTCCTTCTTTCGCTGCTCCAACTCCGCGCGGACTTCGAGCTCAGACGGACGGTATCCGTCCAGCGCGTCTTGGCGCGTCGTGAATCCGCCGAGAGCGGGAAGTTTGAAGGGGTCTGGCATCACTTACCAGCCGCGGCCTTGGCCGCTTCCAAAACGATCGTGGCCGGTCCCGCCGACGAACGCGAGCGCGACTGGTTGGCACGGCGCGAAGCGGCGTCCCAATTGCTCAGAATCGCATCAATCACCGCCTGTTCGTCGGCCTTGTCGCCAAGGCGGTTTTCGATCGCCACCAAAACTTCTTGCGGAACTTCGCTATAGAGGAACTTTCGCACCCAACCGGCGCGCTCCTCTTGCTGTGCGGTTTTCTGCGCTTTTACTTTGGAATCCGCCTTCTCCCGCAACACCACGGACGGCTTCTTGCCGACCGGCGGGATCGTGCCCGCGGCAGGCCGCGTGTCGGCCGCGGCGGGAGCCACCGGACGCGATTCAGCCGCAGGCCTCGACTCCGCCACCGGCCGCGACTCCGCAGCGGGCATCGCGTTCTGCAGCGCGGTCACCGCCGCCACGTCGCCGCCGCGAATCTGCGCCATGATCTTGGCGACGTCGGAGGAGCTGGCGGACGCCGCCTTGCCCTTGCCGAAGAGTCGCATGTACGCTTCGACCGACCCCTCGAACGACGTCGTGCGCCCGTTGATAAGGTCGTCTCGCGCGGCGGACACGGCGGCTTGCCGAAACGTGCTGTCCAACTGCTCGATGTTCTGGTCCTCTTGGCGCAAAGTCCGCCAGATATCGAAGGCCATCTGCTCTTCGCGCGCCTTGTTGGCGTCGTATCGCGCCGCCTTGCGATCCTCCTGCGCCGACTTCCGTTCGGCACTGTTGACCAGCGCCGGAAGAATCGTCGGGGAAAAGCTCGTGGTGCCCTGCGGCAAAAGCCCTTCTTGAACGCCGAACGCCGCCGCGTCCGCCGCTTCCTTGTCTCGTTGCGCTTGGTCCGCGGCGCGCGCTTCGGCCCGGCTCGCTTCGTCTGCGGCGCGGCCCTCGCGAGCCATTGCCGCGGTGAACTCCGCTTCCCCGACCGGGGCCAACATGCCGAGCGCTTGGCCGCGGCTCAGGTCTTCGGCAAAGCGGCGCGCGTCCTCCCGCTCGTACCGGGATTGCTCGATTTCGAGCTGCGTCCGCTGCATGTCGAGTTGCTGCTGGAACCGCCGATCGCTGCGGTCCATTTCCTCACGGCGCAGTTTCGCGTCTTGCTCGCGCTGCCACGCCTCCCACGACATGCGGCGCTGCTCCGCCTGCATATCGGCGACGCTTTTCCCGCCGAAACCGGCGGCGAATCCCATCGCAATCGCTTGCAGGATGCCGTCGAAGGCGGGCGGCGGGGCGCTCGTGTCGGAGGGAGGCATCACTTCGGCCCCATGATCTGCGTCAAAATCTGATCGAACTGCGCTTTTTGCTCCGCCTCACGACGCCGCTGCTCGAGGAGCGTCATGACGTTGGAGCCCGCGCCGGCCAACGCCGTGCCGGACTTCTCGAAGAAGCCCGCCCACGGATCGGGCGTCGATGCGATCGCCGCCCCTTGACCGAGGTAGGCGTTGGCTAGGTCGCGCGTCGGCTGCTGCTCGATCCCGAGCAAAGCGGCCAGCATGCGCGCCGCCTGCTCTTCGCCCGCCAACTGCGACTCGGCGGCCCGGATGTCGATGTCGCGATTCAACTGCGCGATGCCCGTGCCGAGCGACCGGGCGACGCCGCCCTCGGACTTGCCGGTCGTGCCGGACCGGATGCTGCCGGACGCGCCCGCGCGCGAACGGATCGCGTTTAGCGCCGACTGCGAAGCCGTGTTGATGTCGGCCGCACCGCGCGCCTTGAGCAATTCCACGGTGCGCGGGTCCAGCGCGGACGGGTTGATTAGCCGACGCTCGACCAACTGCGACAGAAGCCGCAGCCGCGGGTCTTCGGCCTGCCCTGCCGCCAAGCCTTCAAGCCGACGAATGCCTTGGTCCTGACGGGCAAATCCGGCGTCTTGACGCTTCGATGCCGCGTCCGCCGCGAGAAGGTTGCCGCCCACGGCCCCCGCCGTCGTGATGGCCGCCGCGGTGATAAGGCCGCTCATTGGATCGCCTCCGTCAACCGCTTTTCCAACTCCAACCCGCCGTGGTCGTAGTCCAGAAACAGCGTCTTTTCGATGCGCTCGACGTCCGTGTCGCTCGTCTGATGGATCGTCACCCACACCACATCTTCGACGACGTAGCACGCGCGGCGCGTCCCGGGCTTCGTCACGCCGCAGAACGGCGCCGCGATCTCGACCACGCCGTCGTCTTCGGTGAACACCCGCACGCGGCCCTTGAGCACCATGAACGGATGCTCCGTCAGGTGAATCTTGGTCGTGACCAGCGTTCCGGCCGGGGCGCTCGTTTCGCGAATGTAGACGCCGCCGACGAAATGGTGCGACGTGGGACACTCCACCTGCGGCGCGCGCGCGAGCTCGATTTCGAGCACGTCAATCGCGTGGCTGTAGCCGATGGGGAGCATGTCCGGATGATACCCGACCCCTACGTCCGCACCTTCCGCTTCCCGGTGAATTTGATGCACGTGACGCGGATCGTCGCCGCATAGGTGTCGTTGGCGTTTCCGGCCGTCGCGTCGCGCTGAATCACGCCCTTGACGAAGTCGTCCGCCTCCGCGTCGTTGGCGGCCAAGACTCCGGTGATCGAACACGTCGCGAGGTCGCCCGCCGAGTACCCCGTCAAGACGATCGTTCCCGACACTTCCCGCAGCGTCCCGCCGCTCAACAGGAGCTCGTCGCGCGCGACGGATCGCACGCTGGTAGATAGCTGCACCTGATTGCCAGCACCGGCGTTAGACGCGAGGCGGAAAAACACCTTGGCGTCCACCGCTTCGGTTAGGTCGAGTTCGTCAGGGATCGGAAACTGGAAGTGCCACCACGTGACGTTCGCGTCCGTGGCGTCGCGGCCGACAAAGTGCCCGTCGCCGTCCGTCGTGTCATTGATGGACCCGTCCGCCACCGCCAACGTGGGGGGCGACACGGCCGCCGTTCCAACGATCGGGCGTCGGTCGAATTCGTACCACCACGTGATCGTCTCTTTGGTCGTCGCCCAAGCGACTCCGGCCGCCGCGGAGGAAGCGGCGATCAGAGGAAAGCCGTTCGTCCCGACACCTACGCGCACGTGGTCGGTCCCGTCGTGCGCAATGAGGTCGCCCTTGGTCGTGCCCGGCGCCAGCGCGTCGAAAGCGGGCGTCTTGCTGGTCTGCCCCGTGCCGCCGTTGGCGATGCTCACCGGAAGCGAGGGGATCGCCGACTCGAGCGCTTCGATACGGTCGTCGTGGTTGTTCTGACGCAAGAACACGCGCCGCAGCGTGTCCGACATCCACGACATGAAGGTGTGCCACCGCTGACGAAACGGAGCGAGCCCCGTAAGGTCGCGGGGGAACTCCGGGGGCTCTCCGCCCTGCCACGTGAGCTTGGGCATCAGAGCGCCGCAATCATCTCCGCAATCGCTTCGATGGCGGAAATCTTGATCGCTCCGACGCTCGGCATCCACATCGTCGGCGTGCCGGTCGCAAGGGCCTGCTCGCCGATGCGCACGCGCAGCAAGCCGCCGATGCCTCCGATGTTGATTTCAAGCGCTGACGTGCCCACCGGCCACTGGCGGATTTCGTTCGCCCAACCAGCGATCGACTGGTCGTAGCGGTTTTCGTCGAGCTTGTAGGCGACGCGCAGGTACAGCGGGTCAACCGTCGATTCTCCGTAGAAGCGCAGCCACTTCATGCGCTTCTTGTCGAGGGCGGACCCGAACCGGAAAACGAGCTCAAGGTAGCTCTGAATGCCGCCGACGATGAACACGTCGCCGTTGGCGATCCCGGTGAGGTCGGCGTCATCGGCCGCAATCAACGTCGTCGCGTCCGGGTTGTCGCGCAGCGTGAATTCCGCCGCCTGCCCGGTCGCCGCGATGAGCACGTAACACCGCTGAAAGCGAAGCTCGGACACCGGGCCGAGCGCGCCCGAAACGGTGATCGTTTTGCCAGACACCGACGACACCGTGCCCACCGCGGTCACGCCGGAGAAGCCGTCCGCCAACTGGTCTTCGACGTCCAGTTTGCAGATGTAGCCGCCGCTGACGCCCCACAGCGACGCCGAGCCGTTCTCGTCGTCGATCTGGTCGCCGCAGTCGAGCGACACGTCCCACTTCGACCACACGCGCCGCTCCGTGTCGAAGATCAAAAGCGTGTCGTTCGACGAAGCCGACGCCGAGAGGTTGACCGCGAAAACGATCTGCGATTTGGAGCGGTTCCGCGTTGCGACGAATCGACGCCGATTCTCGCCGCGAACCTTGCGCAGCATCGTGCGCGAAATCGACGGACGCTCCGCTTCCTGCAAGAACTTCGGAGCATCAAGCGTGCGCTCTCCCGGTCCGGACAGATTCGATTGGTCGAATCCGTTAGTGAACCAGATGCCGTCTTCGCCGATGAAGTACGCGGTGTTGCCGACGCCGACGATCGCCTGCGGACCGACCGCGCCGGAAGATCGCTCCGTAAACTGAAACGCCAGCGGATCGTCCGGATCGCCGGTCGTCGTCAGCACCGCGCGGCCGTCCGAGAAATCGACCGCCGCCGAGTTGATGAGCGACGTGATCGCCGTGATCGGGCGCCCCGAATCCAAGTCGAGGTCTTTGTAGTCGCCGCCAAGCAGCCCGTCGTCGGGGAGCCAGTAGCCCGGGACTCCCGGCTGCGAGAAGTAAAGCCGAGTCGGGAATTCCTGCGAACCGCCGACGAGCGTGTAATCCTTGAACTGCGCGATGATCGTGCCCTTGGGGGCGGCGGCCTGCCCAAAGTAGTCCGTCATCGCCTCGGACGACGTCGAGACGCTGTCAATCGTCGTCGAGTAAACCGTCGTCGTGTTGTCGTTGATCTCGGCGACCAAGTAGGCGACGTCGCCGTCAGCGCCGCCCAACGCCGTCATGAACACGCGGCGCTGGTTGACCTGCGAATCGGACGAAACCGGGATCGTCAGCGTCGCGATCTGGTCGTCCGGAGCCACAAAGGTGATGAGCGTGCCCGGGCCGGGATTCGACTCTTCGCCGGTGTCGCGGTTTCGGAATCGAACGTACAGGTAGTACGAGCCCGCGGTGAAAGAGCCGGTCGTCCCGAACGTCGGAATGGCCGCCGCTTCGGGTGGTTCGATTCCGAGCCCGAAAACGCCGTCGCCGTTGGTCCAAATCGGACGACGCCCGGGAGCCCCTGCGGCAAGGAACCGCTGCCCGTACTGCGCCGACGTCCACGCATCGGCCGCCGCCGGAAGCGCTCCGATGATTCGCAAGTCGGCCGTGAGCACGTTGAGCGCATAGGCCGTCGTGCCAGCGAAAACGATCGCCTCTCGTCGCGTCTTGCGGTCGTTGACGAATCGGTCGTAGGCGCGAAAGAGCGTCGCGCGCACCGGCTCTTGCGGGTCCACCAAGCCGACGTCGGAGGAGCACCCCGAATCCGCCAGCGGCCGCAAGTACGCCTGCCAGCCACCGTTCGTGACCGGCTGGAACCCGAGCACCGAAAGCGGCCCGGTTCCGGCTCCCTCGTTCAGTTTGAGGTAGCACGCGATGCGATGAACGCCGCCGCTCGTCGAGGCGTTCCAGTTGTCCACTTCGGCGAACGGTCCGTAAGGCAACCCCGTTTGGAAGATGCCGCCCACGCCGACGAACACGAGCCCGGAATTCGCGTCGGTCGAGACGATTTGGAAATCGTCGACCATGCCCCACAGCGCACCGGACGCGCCGAACACCATCGTGCCAAGGCGCGATGATGCGAAGTTCGTGACGTGATTCCCGATCGCCAAGTCCTGCGAAGTCACGCCGGGGTTCAGCGCGCCGCACGCCGTGAGGTTCGTGAAGAAGTTGGTGCCGAAGACGAGCGGATTCCCGTCGTCAATCGCGATCTGATAGCCCCACGAACCGTTCACCGATCCGGTTCGCAGCACCGAAATGCGCAGCCGCTTGCCGACCAACGACGACATCGTCGGCACGGGAGCGCCCGCCGTCATCGTCGCCGTGACACCGCCGTCTCGATAGTCGAACTGCAAGCGATCCGACACCACGCGAATTGCCACCGGGGCCGGAATCGCCGCGTCGGCTCCCATCCACAAGATCGTGCCGTTGGGAACGGCGGTCGCTCCGGGAGGCATCTCCGGCTCGTAGATGATCCGCACCGTCCAGTGCGCGCAATTTCCCGCCGCGACGGTGAACACCGACGCAATCGTCGTCGTGCCGCTCGTCGTGTCGCGCAGGTCGATGAACTGGTTGCCGCCCTTGAACCGCACGGCGGACTGCCCGAGCACGCGGACGTTGTCCGACTGACGCTCCCACGGCGGCGGGTTGTTGGGAATCAGCGCGTGGTTCGTGCCGACGAAGTCGCGCTTGATGCCCGCGTCGTCTCCGTCGTTGAGCTTCCAGTAGCCGTCGAGCGCCGCCGCGTGCGACGCGGGCAACTCGCGAATGTAGTACTTGTTCGCGGTCGTCGGGTAGAAGTCGAACGACGCAGGGCCGCCCGCCAACGAAGCGCCAAGACGCGGTTCGCAAATGGTCGCGTCGATGAAGTCGGTCCCGATCGTGTTCAATGCGGTGGTACCGACGCCGAGGTAGATGTCCTGCGCCGCCGTCCAGTTGAATGCGGCGATGCCGCCGCCAAACGACACCGACGTCGCGTTTCCGCTTTCATCCCACATGCGAAAACCGAAATCGAGCAACGCCGCAGAGAACTCGATGAACCGATACGCGCCGACCGGCCGCGTCGTGCCGTCGCCGTCATCGAGCGTCAGCGTTCGCGTGGCTCCCGCAGTAGCGTCGCGCACGCGCAGCACCCATGCGCCAAGCGCTCCGGTGCCCGCCGCGGGGTCGTACCGGATGTCGAAGAACAGATTGCCTGCCGCGCCGAAGCCCCACGACACCAGCGTCACCGCGGCCGCCGGACGACGCCGCAGCACCAAGCCGATCCCGAAATAGAAGTTGGAATTCGTCGGCTGGTAGCCCGCTTGGTTCTTGATGACCAAGTGGTCGTTGCGGCCGTCGAGCCGCGTCGAGCCGTTGCGCAGCGGCCCTGCGATCCGCACCGTTCCGCCGCGGCGCTTGGCGCCGTCCTCGAAAAAGTCGGAGTTGATGAGCTCGCAGCACTCGCCGACCGTCAGCGCATCCGGGCGGCTCTTGTCGGACAACCCCTTGAACGGACGCGAGCCGCGCTCGATCCGCTCTGAAACGATCCGGCCCATTAGGGCGCCGCCGTCCCGTCGATCGTCGGAGCCGGATCAAGACGCGAAATGCCGCGCCCCGCGTCGTAGCGGGCTCGCTGCCGTTGCGCCCCGATGATCCGATTGGAAGCCGCCTTCGTGTCCGACAACGCCGAGCGCCAGCGAGACTCGTAGAGCGCCAGCCGTTGCGGATCGTTCATCAGGCCCGGGAGGTTCGCCACGGCGCCCCACACAAGCACGTGGTGCATGGACGGCGGAATGCGGACGTCCAGATTCGTCGAGTCGGCCGCGGCGTCGATCGCCGCAGGCGTCGCGATGTAGCGGTATTTGAGCGTGCGCACGGTGGACGGCGTCGGGTAGAGCCGAATGATCTGCGCCCCCGTCGAGACGTCCGAATGCGGCAGGCAGTAGTGCGTCGGAGGGTCGGACTTCCGCGACGTGTCATGTCCTCGGTTGGCGACCCAATCCTGCATCGTCATGTACTGCAACACCGCGAAGGGCGCCGCCGTACACCAGACGCCCGCCGTGTCGACCATCATGAAGAAGTCGTCGGCAAGCGTGTAATCCGAGGTTCCGTCCGCCGTCGTGATCGGCGTCCCCGATTCGCGGTGCAACCAAGACGGGCGCGTCTTGTTGACCAGTTCCATCAGCGCAAATTGCGCCGCCGCCTTGATCTGGTTCGCGTAGGACGTCTGCGGCGACGCCGTGTTAGCGACGATCTCCGCGATGTCACTGACCAACGAACCGACGGTTTTTACCGGCGGCGCCATTGCTCAGCCCTTCTTGCGCGACGGAGCGCCCGTCAATCGGTCGAGGTTCTCGCGGGCGCGCTTCTTCTCGTCCGACGCCTTCTTGAGTTCCGGTCGCGCCACCGGGAAGACTTCGCGCGAGCCGGCGCACGCGAGCTTTTGCGCCTCGTTCAGCCCGAGTTCATCGAGGTCGATCGTCTTGAACAGCGCATCGCGCAGGCAAAGCGCGTGCTTTTCCGCGATGGCGAACACTTCGCAGACCTGCTTGTAGGTCAGCATCGGGTAGCCGTTGCGGTTCTGCTCTTGGTAGGCGTCCTCGTCGGCTTCGCAGCGCTTCGTGCGCTGCTTGCCCGTCTTCGCGTCCGTCTCGACTTCGACCGTCCAGCCGCCGTGTGAGGCCAAGCCGTCGCCGCACGGCGCCACGGTGATGCGGCCGATCGTCGGATTGAAGACGTACTTGCGGTCCTCCCACGGGATGCCGTTGTCTTTGGCGAACGGGTTATCCCACGGGCGGGAAGCCGTGTATTCGGGAACGAACGCGGCGGGCTTTTCGGCGACGTCTTGGCTCACGTTGGGCCTTTCGTGAATCATGCGAACGCTTCGTAGCGGTTGAAGTGTCCCGCTCGAATCATCGTCGGAATCGCGTGCCTCGATCGGCGAGGCTCGTTGAAGGTCAGCAGGCCCAGACCGGGGTTCTTGCAATGCTTGCAGGCGAAGTCTCGTTCCTTCACCCGCCGCATGCAGAAATCCTCCCGGTCCGGTTTCCCGCAGATGCCGCACTCCAAGATGTTCCAAATCTCGCTGGCTTCAACGAGATTCGCGATCTCTTGGAGTGGGATCGGATCGCTCACTTGAGCCAGACGTGGCAACCCATACCGGTGCCGTCCGCGTCGAACGTGGTCGGGTTGACCAGCACGACGCCGACCGCGAAGGCCGCCGAGGCCGCCGCGACGACGCTCAACGTGCCGTCCACCGGAGCGTTCACGCCGCCCATGCTGATGATGTCGTTGGCCGCCGTCGCGTTGACGTCGGACACCCACGCGACCGCCGGACCCGTGCGCCGCACGGCGATGATGTCGCCGAACTTCGCGTAGGAACGGCCGCCGTTGAGCGGATCGACGCACGGAGCCGAGGTCGCACCCAAGTAGGTGAAACCGTTGCTCACGCGATCGGAAGCGTCGCTGGTGCCGAAAGGCGTCGTCGCCGAACCGACCGCCGCGTCGCCGACGAAGTTGTAGCCGTAGCCACCGCCCGCCATCGCGACCAAGCCGGTAAACACGCCGACCCACTTGGTGTAGGTCGCCGTGATGTTGGCGATGACGTCCGAGTCGCACACGACGACTTGGCGACCCCAGTAGTCGGGGCGGCTGTTGCCGTCGAGGAAGCCGGACGTGGACGGCGCCTTAGCCGTGCCCGCCGATCCGCCGCCGCCGAACCCCGAACGAGGCTCCGCGGTGTCGATCATCAGGCCGAGGCCCATCGAGATGTGATTGGCGCCGCCGAGGCGGTACCACGCGACCTGATGCGCGGGCTCCGTCACCTCGTTGTACGAGACGGTTCCCGCCGCGGTGAGCGGCGAGAACGACGCGGCCGGAGAGCCGTTGTTGTAGAAGAGAGCCATGATTGTTCCCCTTTCGGCTCAGCTGCCGTAGCGCGCCACGACGCTGTGCATGCCGGGCATGTCCGACAGCAGTTGCCCCCGAAGCTCGTAGTGCTGGAAGCGTCCGAGCGGGGAGTGCGACCATTGCCAATCTTCAAAAACCGGCTCGAACGCATGGTCCGCGTCGAGCTCGAAGCCGATGTGCGCCGAGTTGATCAGGTAGATCATGTCGTCGCCCGCGACCGCCGCGCCGCCGTTCAGTCCGGTCGCCCGGAGCGTCGGCATCGCGTACCACGTCGCCGCGCCGTAGCGCAGGCCGCCCGGGCCGATGTTGGCCTGCGGCGATTCCTTGTCCGTGACTTGGAACGACACGAACGCCTGACCGCACCGCCGCGCGTCCGACATGGGGCGCTGCGTCGACCAGATGAGGTCGGGGTATTCCGATCCCGAGCACGACAGCAAGTAGAAGTGCTCGAAAATCTTGCAGACGTCGTTCAACTCGCCCGAAGACAAGCCGAACGCGCGAGAGCCGGAGCTGACGCCGATGTCGTCGAACGCGATGCACATGTTGTTCATGAGCCGCGGTCCGCCGGAGTTCGGCCCGGACATCGCCGTGCGCGCGATGCCCTGCACCGTGTTCGCGCACTGACGGAAGTTCCAATCGTCCGCGTTCAGAATCTCGGCGAGCGTGTCCGTCGCGGCCAAGTGCGTGGTCGCGTGGATCAGCTGCTCGAGGCCCGTCATGCGCAAGGCGTTGGACGCATTGCCGCCGACGATGTCCGCCTCCATCGTCTCGCCCATCGCCTTCAAGGCGTTGTAGGTGCGGACGGTGGCGACGTTGACGGCCGCCGCTTCCGACGTGATGCGGTTGAGCTCGTCTTGGTACTCCCAACCCACCGGGGCGAGGTACGAGGCGTACTCCGTGCGCATCGTGCCCGCGTAGCCGCCCATGAAGATCGGCGGCGTGACGCCGGACCCGTAGGGCGTGACGGGAGTGTTGTTCTCCGTCAGGATCGGTTGGAGCTTGCTGTAGCCGCCGTCTTCCTGCATCAGCAGGCCGAGGCTTTCCAGCATCGAAATGATCGGGACGCGCTTTGCGCGAAGGTCGGCGACCTCCGCGATGCGCTTCTCGACCGTGTGGACGAAGATCGGGTGGTACTGGCCATTCCCCGGTCGCGTCGCAGTCAGCGGAGGCATTGCTTCTCCTTACCGGGCGCGGAAGCCCGGAAGACCCCCGCCGCCGCTCCCGCCGCCCTTTTGGGACGCGCGGAACGACGCGAGGATTTCTTCGTTGGTCAACGTGCCGAGACGCCCTTGGTTTCCGGGGCGCAGAGAAGGGCCAGCCTCCGCGCTCGTCACCGGGGGAGCCTGACGACGCGGCGCAGGTTCGCCCGCGGGCGCCGTCGTTTTCTTCTGACGCTGCATCACCAATTGCAGCGCCTCCTCGTGCGAGAGTTCCTCTCCCGCTCGAGCAAGTTTCTCTCGCAGCGCTCGCGCGTCCTTGACGTAGGACGACGCTCCCGCTCCGAGTTTTTGAATGTGCGGCTCCCACTCCTGATTTCGCCGGAGCTCCAAGAGCCCCTGCACGTCGTCGGGCGTCAAGCCGAGACTGGACAGCGCCGATTGCACCGCCGTCTTCGCTTCCCGCGCGGCCATTTCCGCCACGCGCTTCGCGTTGCGCGCAAACTGCAAGTCGCCCATCTTGTGATAGGCGGCCAAATTCTTGCGCCGTTCTTCGGGCGTTTCGCCCTGCATCGTGTCGAGCATTTCGGCTTCAAGCCGCAACACTTCGACATCGGGCGCGTCGGGCTCCGCCGCCTGCGTGGCGTCCAGATTGAACACCTGCCGCAAGTCGCGTTGCGCCGCTTCGCGCTCTTCGGGCGTCCGCGCCGCCGCCACGCGCATCACCGCGCGCCGGACGGCGTCGAGCTGCCCCGGATCGACTCCCAAAGGAGCGCTCGGAGCCGCCGGGGGCGCCGCGGGCTCTTGCGCCGGTTGGGGATCGCCTTCGCTCGGATCGACGTCGTCGATCGCCGGAGCGCCGTCTTCCAACGGCGCATCGGCGGGATCGGGCTCGCCAGCGGCCGGGCCTTGCCGTTGACCGCCGATCTTCACGCGCCGCCCTTCTTGGCCTTGAAGGTCATCTTGCCTCCGGCCTTGTGCTTGCCTTCCCACGCCGACACGCCCGGCTTGGGCGCGCCTTGGTTGAAGGACTTGATCGGTCCCATCGTGCCGCCGAGCGCGACGGCGCGGCCGTTGCCGAGTGCCTTGGGCTTCATGGTCATGCCTCGTGAAACTGCATCCGAGGATGCAGCGAGTTGTGGAGCTGGATGTAGGAGCTCCGTTCCCGGTCGGAACGGAAAATCGGCCCCGCGATCACGGTGCCCCGTTGGTCGGTCATCCTACCATAGTTTCCGCCGCGCTCGCGCCAAGCCGCCTCCGTCTTTCCGGAACGCTCGTGCAATTCTTGGCAGATTTTGGACCGCAGCGAGCCCTCTTTCATGCCCCGCCGCTTGACGTTGTACTCCTCGATATGCGACTCGAAACGGCGTCCGGCGTGCGCCCCGTGACGATGCGGCCGCAGCTGGATGTCGGAGTCGGACCCCTCCGATGTCACCCAACCCTGTTCGTTGCCGTCGTCGTTCAGGACGCGAACGAAGACCTTGCCGTCGCCGATTTTTTTCCGCTCGAGAAGTTTCATGCCACCGTCGCCGCGTTGCTTTGACCCGCCGCGGCCGCGGGAGAACCGCCTTGTTTTCCGGCCATCGCCATCTGCATCGCCAGCGCTTGCACGGCTTGGCCGTCGATCCCGGGCATGAGGAGATTTGAGCCCTCGTGAATGCCCTTCGTTTTCAGCCACTCGAGGAACAGCGCCGGGGCGTTGACCATCGCCGTAGCCGTGGGGTTTCCTTGCAGCAGCAGCAGCAGGACCTCTTGCAGCGACGCCGCCTTGGACTCGTCCGACACCGGCTGCAACGTGCCCGGAATCACCGAAACGTGCAGGCCAAATTGCACGTCTCCGTCCGTGAACGTGTTGAGGGAGAACAACGCCGCCGCCTTCGGGCCGGCTAGCGCGCGGATCATTTCCGACGGGCTGTATTGCACGTGCATGCGCAGCCGGTCGTGCGCGATTCCGGCCACGAATTCGTCCACCGCCACGAACCGCAAGGCGTTGCGAGACCTCGCCGCCTTGTCCATGCGCATGATCTCGGTGGCCGACGTCTCAGACTTGCCGAAGCGCCCGATTTGGTTGGCGTCCAGAGCGACGCCGTCCTCGATTTGCCGCTGCAACAGCTGCAAGTAGGCCAGCAACTCGGTGGACACCGGATCGCGTTGGAGTCGCTTGAAAACCTCGTCGGGACGCTTGCCCCCAAGGTCGAGTCGCAGCAGCGTTCCGATGCCGTCCACTTCGACGGGATGCAGTTCATCCTCGGTCGTCGCCGCAGCGTCCACGATCGTCACGTCCACGGCCTGCCGCATCATCTGGTCGTACATCCGCGTCTGTACGTGTCGCTCCATCACGAGCGACTGGTAGACGTGCAGCAAGTCCGAGGCGCACCAGATCGTGTTGCCGGTTTCGCCCCAACGCAGAAGGCGGAACGGGTGTCCGTGAATCAGCGGATTGTCCGCCTGATACAGAAACTCGTCCTCTTCTCCGGCGCCCTCGAACCACACCCGCAAGTTCCACTTGCCGCCGGGATCTTTGAACCACCCTTCAAAAACGCGGACGTACTCGCACGGATCGCCTTCGATCGTGTGCGAGAACAGTTCCGAGTTCCGCGAACCGAAGTTGAGTTTGCGGATCGCCGCTTGGTTCCAGTGCTTTTGCGCTTCCAGCGACTCCCGCGTCGCGTAGTACCAGCGCCACTGAAAGCGCATGTCGTGTTCGGATTCGGCCGTCCAATCGAACCCGTACCGCCACGGGTCGATGCGCCGCGATCCGATCCGACCCACGCGCGAAAGGTCGTGGTTTTCCACGCCCGTTTCCGCGTACTCGAGCGACGGCGCCATCGTCTCTTCGTCGGCCAAGTCCGCGAGCCCGGCGCGCACGTCGGCGTTCAGTTTCTCCGCCAACTTGATGCGCTTGCGGCGCTCGCGCGTCGCCTCCCCGAAGTCCATTTCGGGGATCGTATACATGATGCCGATGCCCTTCGCCGCGCAGTCCTTTGCGCACAGGCGAACCTGCCGCATCGGGCTGTAGTCCGACTGCCAATCGTTGTTCGCCGCGACCTCCGAGAATTCCGCGAAGTCCTGATAAAACGGCGTGCGCGGTTGCACGTGGAATTTCGGCAGACCGCTGAGCACCGTCGACACCACTTGATTGACCAACTGGTGCGCGCGCGGAGGCTCGACGCACTGATTCGCGATGTCGTCCGGGTCGATCCGGTTGTCGTCGAAAACGCGCCGCGTCAGCAAGTCGTCGATCGCGGTCCACCACGCATCGACCGTCTTGCCGCGCGCCTCCTCGAACGCCTGCCGCAACAGCTCGCAGTACGCCGGAGAATCGGAGTCCGGAATCGGACGCCGCTCGGTTCGCTTGGAGGATCGCAGGCGCATCGGGTCGTAGTCTACAACGGCGCCGTCAACGCGCCACTTCCCGTTTCGATCCCCACCGCCGCATCCGGGGATGCCACGCCACCCCGCTCGACCACGCCGCCTCGGTCGCCGCCACCCGCGACGGCGACGGCGGCGTCGGCAAGTCCCACAGATCGAAGAGGCAATCCAAGAAGTCGTCCCGCTGCTCCTTGATCCCGTACTGGTACGAGACGAGCTCGCGGATCGGGCCTTCCCACAGTTCGCCCTCCGGAATCTTGCACTCGCCGCGCTGCAAGAACCCCTGCAGCGCTTGCGCTCGTTTCAGCTTCGACGACGCCGACACCCCGCTGCCGTCGCGCCGGGACGGGTACAGCGGGTACTTCACCCCCCGCCGCTTGCCGTCCTGCTCCAACGCGCGGTAGAGCACCGCCGAGACGCCGACGTCTTCCATCGGCATGCGCTTCGGGCGCCATTTGCAGAAGAAACGATGCACCGTTTCGTACCAGTCTTCCTCGTTCGGGCGCTGGTAGAAGACGTCCAACAGGTAAAGCTCGCCCTCGTCGTTGCGCGCGCCGACGAGGATGCAGGCGACGTCTTTCGACTGCGACGCCTTCTCCTTGGCCACGCCGTCGAGCGCCATGTCGATGCGCCACGTGCGCCGCTCCGCGCCGCTCTCGTCCCACTCCGACCCCGGCAAGACCACGTTGTCGTGTTCGTCCACCGACAGCGGGTAGCGCGGCAGCCACTCCTTGCGGAACAGCCGCGCCCCGTCCACCGCCGGTTCGCACAAAAACTGCTGCGCGAACGCCACCGGGCCGATGCGCTTCCGTCCCTCGATCCACTCCCGCGGCTTGACCTCGGGCCACCAGCTTTCCTCGCCGGGCGCGAATTCCGTCCCGTCCGGCTTCAAGCGGCGCGGCCCCCAAGCGACGTTGCTTTCCACGTACCAGCGCCGGTGAAACACGTCGATCGACGTCGACCACTGGCCCTTCGGGTCTTGCAAAAACTGCGTCAAGTCGTCGTTCGCGTAGACCGTGTCCATCACGTCCACCCGCGACCGCGTCCCGCGCATCGTGTTCATCACCGCGCAGAATTTCTTGATCGGTTTTTCGATGCCCTCCGGCGTGTCGTAGTTCGAGTCGTTGACCAAGTCGTCGAGCTTGTACAGCGAGTAGTGATGGCCAGCCGTCGCCGAGTTCATGCCGTAGCACGACAGCGACGGCACCTTGTCGCCGCGGCGGCAGTTCACCCGCAGCGTGTAGTCCTTGCTCTCCAAGTCCTTCGCCGGGTCCGCGCCGAAGATGTCCTTGGCGATCCACCGCAGCCACCCGCAGCGAAAAATGATGCGCTCGATCTCCTCGAAGTACGACTGCGCCATGCGCTCGACGCCGTGCATAATCATGATCGTTTCGTCGGGATCGACGAGCAACGACCACAGCGAATGCAGGTTCGTGCAGATGGTCGATTTCAGGTAGCCGCGCGGCGCCATCACGAGCGCCACGTCCTTCCGCTCCGACCGCGGCCGCGAAATGAAACCCGCCATGTCGCGGTGGAACCCGTACCGCGAATTGATCGCCAACTCGCGACCGTAGAAGTCGCGAATAATGTGCTCGATGAAGAACGGGAAACTGGCCACCGCCGCCTTGCGGACCGGCCGCCAGTCCGGCGCGCGCCCCGCCTGCGGGCTCAGCCCGGGCGCCGCGATCGTCACCGCGTCGCCTCGTTCTGCCGCCGCGCCGCCTCCTCGAGCTCGCGCCGCAGCGTCTCGTCCTCTTCGCCGCCGCTCCCCGCGTCACCCGGCGTTTTCGTCAACCCCGTCTGCGCCGAAAGCAGCTTCGACCAGTCCAGCATCGACTTCTCCGCCTGCTCGTCGATCGCCTGCGCCAAGCCGATGATCGACACTTTCATCAACAGGTCGCGAAGCTTCTCCTTGGACGGCGTCGTCGCTTGCGACACTTCCCGCAGCTGGTTCGCGATCAGCTTGTGCGCCGCCGGGGCAGAGGTGCTCGGGGACGTCACCGCTCCCGTCAGCGCCGCGAACGGGTCGCTTTTGCTCTTCGATTCGGCCATCGCCCACCCACCGGCGCCCGCGCGACGCCGCCAACTTCGCCGCGCGCTCCGCCGAGTCGATCTCCTCGCCCCATCCGTTCGGGCCGAGAAGCCGTCCGTGCCGCGGTTCGCGCCATGCCCGATGGTACCACCGCGGGCTTTGTTGCGGCCCCAAGTAGTTCAGCGCGCGCCACGCCGATTCCTCCGGCACGCCCGCCGCCATCGCCGCCTCCCGGCACCGCAGGAACGCCTCTTGCCACAGCGTCGCGCACCACGCGCCGAGCTCCGGAACCGACCCCTGCAACCACACGATGTGCCGCGCCCAAATCGGATTGCGCGCCACAAAATCGCCGTTCTCGTTCCGCCACACCTGCAGCGACGTCCGCATCCCCGACTGGTACTGGTACAGGTTCACCCATCCGAGCCGCGTCCACCCGTCCCTCGTCACGAACCGATCCGCCAACGTCGGCAGCACCGCGAAGACCCGCCACCACCGCCGCGACATCGACAACTTGTACGGCTTCACCAGCGACAGCGCCGACTCCATCGGCAGCGCGCCGTCCGCCGCCGTCGTCAGCGCGCCGCCCTGCAAGCGCCACACCATCGCCCGCTTGCCCGTCTGCGTCTCGACCCACACGTCGGGATTCAACCCCGACCCGCGCGTCACGCACGAGTACCCGCGCCCCAACTCCGGCACTATGGCCGGCGCCTTCTTCGACCGACGGCGCTTTCCCTTGCGGGTTGATTTCGGCATGTCCGTACTCTACCCTTTTTCGTCCCTGCGGAATCGCGGCCGCGCGGACGAAATCGCACTGGTGCCCGACCTCAAGCGGGCCACCCATAGGGGGCGGCGGCGTCAACCGCGATCGACGTCGCCGTCCCCGCCTTTTTTCTCATGCCGAAGCCCACCGCACCGATCTCCGACGAAGACCTCATCAACGCGGTATCGGTGCCCGACATCCAAGCCGGGATCGTCGGTTGTCTCCTGCAAGACCCCTCCCTGCTCGCCACGTGCGACCTCGCCGCGGACGAGCTCACCGGCGCGCCCCGCGCCGTCTTTGAAATCCTCCGCCGCCTCGGCCCCGACGCCGACGTCGTCCTCGTCGGCGAGCACGCCAAGCGCGAAATCGCCGACCTGCCGATGGGACGCCTCATCGAGTTCATGGAGGCGACCCACTCCCCGAAGTTCCTCCCCCGCTACATCGCCCAACTGCGCCGCCTGCAAGGCATCGGCACCACCTGCGGCTCCCGCCCCGTCGTCCTCGTCCCCGGCCAGCACGTCATTCGCGGCGACAACATCTGCGTCGGCACCGACCACTTCGCCGCCCGCGTCCTCCACTACCTGCCCGAAGGGCTGCTGTACCGCCGCGGGCTCGACGTCGGACTCATCACCGGCCCCGCCGGAGCGCGCCGCTTTGAACCCCTCACCCCACAAGCCGCGCGCCGCCTCATCGACTCCGCCGTCGCCCTCTTCCAAGGCCGCCCCGACCAAGAATCGCACGACGAGCTGGTCCCCGCCGACTCCGGCGCCCTCCGCACCGCGACCTCCGACGTGCTCACCTTCGTGGCGTGCTCCGTCGATCAGGCCAGCTTGCTCATCGACGCCGCCCGCTCCTCCGACAAGTGCCGCATCCTCGACGGCATCGTCCGCTTCCCCGTCTACCGCACCGACTGGACCTTGTCGCCCCCGGGCTTCGACCGCGGCATCTTCTACGACCCGCCCCCGGAACTGGCCGACCTCGCCCCCGCCGACGACTACGACCTGCTCCTCGATCTCCTCGTCGATTTCCCCTTCAAGGACGAAGCCTCCCGCTTCAACATGATCGGGCTGCTCCTCACCCCCTTCCTGCGCTTCGCCGTCGAGAACGTCCCCTACCACCTGATTCACTCCCCGATGGAGCGCACCGGCAAGACCAAGCTGGTCGACATACTCGGGCTCGTCGTCTCAGGTTCGCCCGTCCCCGCCATGCAAATCAGCCAAAAAGAAGAGGAAACCGAGAAGCGCATCACCGCCGCCATGATGGCCGGGAAGCCCATCATCTTCTTCGACAACCTCCGCGAATTCCTCGACTCCGCCTCCCTCGCCGCCCTCGTCACCGGCCAAGTTTGGGAGGGCCGCCTGCTCGGCACCTCCGTCCTCGGCGAGTTCAAGAACCGCGCCACCGTCGTGATGACCGGCAACAACGTGCGGGCCACCGGCGAGCTGGTCAAGCGCACCGTCCCGATCTGCCTCGAGCCGAAGACCGCGCGCCCGGAAGAGCGGACCGATTTCGTCCACCCCGACCTCACGGCCTACGTGCTGGCGCACCGCCCCCGCATCATCGCCGCGCTGCTCGGGCTCGTGGAGAACTGGAAGGCCGCGGGGTCGCCCCCCGGAGCCAAGCGCCTCGGCGGGTTCGAGAAGTGGATGCAGGCGATGAGCGGCGTGTTGGCGGGCACGCCGTGGTTCGAGAACGCGCACGAGTGGCGAAAGAACGCCGACCCCGACCAAGAAGACCTCGAAGCCTTCGTGCAGGAGTGGTGGCTGCGCTTTGAGGGGCGTCCGCAGGCCGCCGCGACCCTCGCGCAGACCGCCAAAGAGGGCGGCTGGTTCCCCCGCGTCGTGGACCGCGCGACGGAGCGGAGTTTGGCGACGACGTTCGCGCTCCGGGTGCTCCGGACGGCGCTGGACCGGCCCGTGCTCGGGTACCTCGTCCGGCGGTCCGGGACGGGTTCGGCGTCCTACTGGTACCTGCAGCGGCTATGAAAACGGCGCGCCGGACGGTGCTACCAGCCCCGCCTCGGCGCGCCGTCCGACGAATCTCGGCAGAGGTTCGTGGTTCGCGCCCATGATGCCGCAGTCGCCACAGAACGCAAGGAGAGGCGTTCGGACTGCCGGATAGCCCCGGAGGCCCTCCCGCCCCGTCCGGGCGCGTCAGCGTGCGGCGGAGCGGTACTGCGTGGCGTTGCGGCGCTCCCGCGTCTCTAAGGCGCCCTCGGCCACCATCGGCCGCAAGACGGACCGCGCGAACGTCGTCGCCTGCGCCGTCAGGCCGAGTCGCGCCACCAGCCGCCCCGCCGTCGTCCAGTCCGGGACGCCCTCGTCCGACAACCGCAGGACCGCCTCCGTCTTCTCCTCCTCCGTCATCGGCAGGTGCTTCGGGCGCGTCATGGTCGGCCGATCTTAGTCCGTACCCACACCAAAGCAAAACGGAAAAATCACCCCGTGTGGGTACGGGTGACCTTCGGGACGTTTTTCAGCCCTCGCGTGTGCGCGCGACGTAAGGCGGGAGCGTGTACGCGCACGCGTGTAGCCCATCAAAACGTCCCGAAGGTTTGCCGTACCAATTTCTGACGTTATGTAGCCTCAACTTAAGTGCGTGTTGGTACGGGTGACGTTACCGGGACGTTCGGTTTTTTAGGGCGCCGTACCCACACCTTCGACCACAAAAGTGCGCAAACGGTGCGTCAATGGCTAACTGGTCAACAATTAACGTGCGGATATGTGCAATCGCACCTATTCACTCGTCAAATGGGCGATTTCGGTTTTTTTTCGGTTTCGGGGGGTGGGTTGGGGTAAGTATTAATTGAACGGGCGGGGCGGGGGCGGCCCCCCCGGAAGCCCCCTACCCGGTGGGCGGGCCGCAGATCGACGCCGCTCGAGGCCCTCCGGGCCGTGCAGATCAACGTCCGATAATGCTCGATATGACCACGGCGACCGAATTTGGCGCCTTTGGACGTCGGCGAGCTCGATTCGGGGCCGAATTCGGCGCGCCTCGAGTGTTTCACGTGAAACAACTGGGCGAATTCGACGGCGGCGAACGACGTTCGGTAGACTTAGAACATGCCGATTTTGGTTCGCTCTTTCCTCGCCTATTCCACCCGCGAAGCCGCCGCCTTTTTGGGCGTAAACAAAGGAACAATCCGGACTTACGTTCACGACGGCAAACTGGTACGCGTTTTCCCCCGCGCCCCATGGTTCAGCGGCGCCGAGCTCGAGCGTTTTGAGGCGGCGCGGAAGCGAAAGCGACGTAAACCTAAGCCGAACGCTTAGTTGCGGTCGTTACAATTCGGGGCTTGCGTTATCATTTCCGATAGTCGATAATCTGGGCGGCGCGGGCAATTCCGCCCGCGATTGGAAAACGTCATGAAGTACGAAAAGAGCGCGGGAAAACGGGAAGGTTTCGTCGAGTTGCGGTTCGCCGCGAAGCCGTCCGAAGCCGTCCGGGAAGCGTTGAAGGCGGCGGGGTTCCGTTGGGCGTCGTCCGAGGGTTGCTGGTACGGGCTCGAGGCGCGCCTGCCGGAGCTCCCGGACGGTCCGGCCGACGTCGGCCCGACGCTCCGGGACGAGATCGAGCGGCTCCGGGCCGACGTCGCGGCGCTCCGGGACGAGATCGCGACGATGAAGCGCGCGCCCGTCGTCGCGGTTCCGGCGGCGCCGGTGCAATCGGCTCCCGCTCCGAAGGCGGCGCCGGTCCGTCCGGCGTCGGTCAAGCTCCCGGGAGCGATCGCGGGCGGCGCGGGGATCTGGAGCTAATCATGGCACACGAAATCACGGCGACGGACGGAGCGGCCTTTGTCGGGCGTCCGGCGTGGCACGGGTTGGGGCGCGTCCTCGCGACGCCGCCCGCGACGGTCCGGGAAGCGCTCGAGGCGGCCGGTCTTACGTGGACGGTCGAGGCGGTTCCCGTTCAATGCGAAGGGCGCGACGTCGCCGACGTCGTCGCGAACGTCAGGAGCGACACGAGGGACGTTCTCGGCGTCGTTTCGGGGTCATACCGTCGTGTTCAGAATGAAACGGCGCTTTCCATCTTGGACGGCGCGCGCGAGCTCGGCGCCACGATCGAGACTCTCGGAAGCGTCCGCGGGGGGCGGATCGTGTTCGCAACGGTCCGGCTTCCGGCCGATTTCGCCGTTGCGGGCGTTGACCCCGTCGAAGCGTACGCCGCAGTGACGTTGAATCACGACGGCGGCGGCGCCTTGCGGGCCTTCGCTACGCCGGTCCGGATCGTGTGTATGAACACGATCCGCGCGGCGCGCGCCGGGGCGGACGGAGCGGCGCGGGGCACGGCGGCGGCAGGCGTTGCGATCCCGCACCGCGGCGACGTCGCAACGCGCATCGCGGAGGGGTCCGCGGTCCTGCAGGCCATGATCGAAGCCCATAAGACGATCGCGGCGCAAGCGGACCGGCTCGTTAAGGCGCCGATTACGCCGGAGGGGTTCCGGGCGTTCCTCGAGCGACTTGACCCGCGGCCGGTCGCGCCGGACCCGGACCGCTACGGGGCGGACGCGGCGGCGTTCGACGCGGCGCGCGAGAAGTACGAGGCGGCGCGCGACCGTTGGGCGACGCGGCGCGCCCGCGTCGGCGCGATCATGAACGGCGCAACCGGCACGATCGGCGGACCGATCGCCGGCACTTGGTGGTCCGCGTATTCCGCAGCGACGGAAGCGCTCCAGTACGGGGCGGACGGCGGACGGACGGAGGCGCGCGCCGTGTCTACGTTCCTCGGCGCCGGGGCGGACCGGACGGCGGAAGCGCTCAGCGTCGCGCTCGAGCTTGCCGGAGCGTGATAGGGGCCGGAGGGGCGGCGCGGTCCGCCCCTCCCATTTCGGAGAAAGCCATGGGAAAACTGCCACGAATCGAGGGCGCGACGTGGAAACGGATCGGACCGGGGTTTTTGTGGGCGCGGTTCCAAGCGCCGCCGCCGGTCCGAGAGACGGTTACGCTAATCGGGCGGACGCCGGACGCTCGAGCGACTTTCCGCGGTCCGTGGGTCTTTACGGGCGAGGGGCGGACCGCCGAAGAGGGCGCGGCGCGCGCCGTCGCGGAGTATCGGCAGAAGCTCGCGAAGGAGACTGAGTACCAAGGCGGCGGCGGACCGGGGCATAAACTTCTCGAGCTCACGGCGGCGGCGGAGCTGGTAGCGCGCGACGTCGTCGGGTTCGCCGGGGACAAGTACGGAGTCTCGGCGGAACCGATCGGCGACGACGTCGCGACGTTGACGGCGACGGACGGTAAGACGATCGCCGCGGCGGTTGTCGCGGGCGTCCGGATCGTCGGGGCGTCGCTCCAATTGTCGGCACGATGGAAAGGCGGCGACGTCGCGGACTACGGGGCGGAGTTCTGGTCCGGCGGCGCGCCGCTCGCTCGAGGTGCGCACGATGCCGGGGGGGTGTTCCGTAAACTCGCCGAGTGCTACGGGGCGCCGACGTCGGTTCTCGAGCTCGCCGCGACCGACGTCGCGGCGGCGGTCCGGACCGTTGCGGCCGGAGACTTGCCGGAGGGGGTCACGTTCCGGACCGATGAAGAGCCGGGCGTCGTTATCGAGGGCGCGCGCGGCATGATCCGGGCGGCGGTTATGGGGCGGGGCGATAGGGCGTTTTCGTTCCGGCTTCCGGCGGACCGTCTGAAAGAGGCGGTCCGGTTCCTGCGGTCCGGGAGGCTTGTCCTTTCTTGGTTCGGGTCCGACGAAAAGGCGGTTCGAATCGACGCGGCGGAGGGAGACCGATCCGTCTTCATTATGCCGGTTCTGCCAATCAAGCGCTGACGGTCTTAGGCGGGGTTCGACTCCCCGCGGCGCCTTCGGCCCGGAATAGTCCGGGCCTTTTCGGAGTGAAAGTATGTCGCGACGTGAACGGCTCGAGCGGAAGCTCGAGCAACGGCTGCAGTGGGCGAAGGGCAGGACGGCCAAGGCGGCGGCGGCGTGGTCCGCCGGGTCCGACATGGCGGCGGCAATTCCCCTCGGCCAACCTATTCTCGTGGGGCACTATTCGGAAGGGCGCGACCGGCGCTATCGAGCTCGGATCGCGGGCAAGTTCGACGCGGCGCTTGAGCACGAAAAGGCGGCGACGTCGCATCGTGCGGCGGCGGACGGGCTCGAGGCGGCGCTCGATCGGGCGATCTTCGACGACGACGTCGACGCGCTCGAGCGCTTGGCGGAGAAGGCCGCGGCGCTCCGGGCGATCGCGGACGCGCGGAAGGCGGGCGGGGCGGTCCCGGCCGGTCCGGGCGGGCGGCGTTGGAGTTCGGCGGCGGCGCGCCGGGAGGCGCTCCGTTGCGACAAGCGGGCGGAGTCGATCCGCGCGCGGCGGGCGGCGGATGCGGCGCTCGAGGCGGCGGGCGGGGCGGCGATCGAGGACCGGGGCAACGGCTACGCGACGTTCCGGAGCGTGGAATACCCCGGGCGGGACGTCGTCGCGGCGTTGAAGGCGGCGGGGTACAGCTGGTTTAAGGGCTACTGGTACGGCGTCGCGGAGAAGATGCCGGAGGCGGCCCGGGCCTACGTCGCGAAGCGGGCGGGGGGGGCGTCATGAAGACTTGCGGATGGTGCGACAAGGCGCCCGCGACGACGCGCTACACCGCGCCGGAGCTCGCCGGGATGTACGTTTCCGTCTGCCTCCCTTGCCTCGAGGCGGAGCGGGAGGCGCGGCGGGAGCGGATTAGGGCGGAGCGGGAGGCGCGCGCGGCCGATTCCAAGGCGGAGGGCGGATCATGAGCTCCGACTGGAACTGCTACGCGCGGACCGCGGCCAGAGGCGGGCGGCGTTGCCATGCGCTGAACATCGGCGGCGGACCGTTCTGCCACGAATGCGGGGCGACCTTCAAAGCGTCGGAGGACCGGCGGCGGAAGGAACAGCCCCCGGCGCGGTTCTCGATCCCGGACCCGCCCGGTCCGGACGGGACGGTTACGGTCGAGCGGCTTTTGCCGACCGGCCGGTCCCGGTCCGTCGCGTGGTTCCGTCCGGCGCTCGGCGCGGACGGTACGTGGCGCGTCGTCCGGCAAGACTCGTCGGGCCTCGCCGTCGCGCGGATCGTCGAACGCGGCGCCGACGTCGCGGCGGCGACGCTCGAGGCGGCGCGGTCCTGGGCGGACTGGTTAGAGGGGGACACCCCTCTATGATCGGGGACGCGCTCGAGCTCTTGGGGGCGTGGTGCGGGCGCTTCGGGCGCCCGCGGACGCCCGTAGCTTGGGCGGAGCGTTGCGGGGCGTGCGGGGGGCGGGCGATCGTTCCGCCCCTTTGCACCACGTGTGCGGAAGACGCGATTTAGGAGGTTCGGAGCATGTTTTTCGTGCGATTGTTGCTCGGATTGTGGGATGCGTGGCGCGGACGGCCGGAGCCGGTCGCGGCGGACTGGAGCGAAGAGCCGGATACGCCGCTCGGCGAAGGGCGCCCGTGAACGTCGCGGCGTTGGGCGCCGTAGCGTTGGCGGTCGTCGTCATGGTCGCGTGCGTCGGAGCGGCTGCGATGCTAGCCGGAAAGCGGCCGTGAACTGTCGCGACTGCGGGGCGGAGCTCGCCGCGGGCTACGTCGCGGCGTGGTTCGGAGGGGGGGCGCCGAAGTACGGCGCCCTCCCGCCGTGGTGCGCGGACTGCGACCGGCGACGTCGGGCGGAGGGGCTCGAGGCTCAGGAGCACGTCGACGCGGCGCTCCGGGGCGCCCCGATCCGCTCCGGCCGTCCGGCGGCGCCTCCCGGGCGGCGAGTCTGCATGGACTGCGGCGGCCCGGGCGGGCGGCGCTTCGCTAACGGCTCGTGCGGGGCGTGCCGGGATCGGGCGGCGATTGCATGGAAGGAGGCGCACCCGTAAACTCTCGCGCGCGCGAAGCAACGAAGGCGGCGGCCGCGGCGGCGGACCGCTGCACGGTGTACGAAAACCCGAGGGCGGCGACCGAAGCGGCGAAACGATCTTGCGCCGTGGTCGTCCGCCCCGTTTCCGTTTTGAACTCGAGGAAGAGGACGCGGGCACCCGGGAGAAGTATCAGGTAGTCCGAAAAGCCGCGGGGCAGTCCGCGGATTCGGTACCGGCCTGCGGGTCCTTCGGCGAGGTGGTCCCCGGCGTTGGTACGGAAGGCGAGCACGGGTAGGCGTTGCTCGGCGAGCAAGCGCTCGAACGCGGTGTAGATTCCGGACTCTTTCATGCTGGCCATTGCCCCGCGAACTTGGCGCGGACGACGAAATAGGCTCGATCGCCGATCGCTAGCGTAGTGGATTGCAAGAGGCGGCGGCGGAGTGACTCGAGGGCGGGGTCTTCCGGGTCCAAAAATTGGCCGTGATAGACGGGCGGCAAGTGGCCGAATTTTGCCCGGAAATTGGCGGCCAGATTCTTGTCGTTCTGGTGGACGAGCCACCACGCGCGGCGGTCCGCCCACGAGGCGGCGGCGCGCTCCTCCGGGGACAGGGGGACGAGGTCGTCCGAGTTGTTGGCGGGGGGCTTCTTCTTGGCGGGGGGCGGCACGGCGGCGCCGCAGGACCAGCATACGGCGTCGCCGGGGACGACGAAGACGAAGCAGGCCGGGCAGCGGCGGACGGCGGCCTCCGTCTCTTTGGGAGGCTTTGGCGGGGGGCCGTCGAGGGTCACGCCGAGGACGTCGACGCAGTTCGAGCGGCGGTCGGGCAACCAGTGGAACGTGAGTCGGGCGAAGTGGCGCGCGTAGTTCCCGCCGTGGTCGAGGACGGTGAAGCAGTCCTTGCCCGGAGCGGGCCGGGCGCCGCGGCCGATCTGTTGCAGGAAGAGGGCGAGCGACGCGGTCGGACGGGCAAGAATGACGGTGCGGATCGCAGGGAGGTCGTAGCCTTCGCCGAAAAGGTCGGCGTTGCAGATGATCTTGGTTTCGCCGGAAGCGAGACGGGCCAGCGCGGCGGCGCGGACGTCGAGATCGGTACCGCCGTCCAAGTGCTCGGCGGGGATGCCTTGAAAGCGGAACGCGGCGGCGCATTCCTCGGAGTGCTCGATGCCGGTGGCGAAGAGGATTGCGGGCGGCGCGCCGTGGCGGCGGAAGTGCTCGACGAGGTCGCCGATTAGCTTGGCGTCGCGCATGACTTGGCCGAGGCGGTCTTGGGCGAAGTCTCCGGCGCGCTTAGGCACGGCGGAGAGGTCCGGCCCGGGCGGCACGTACACGCGGGCTGGCTTGAGAAAGCCTTGCGTCACGAGCTGGGCGACGGTGGGGCCGGTGATGATTTCGTCGAACACGCCGCGCAGGCCGCGCCCGTCGAGACGGAACGGGGTGGCCGTGAGCCCGAGGCGCGGGACGTCCGGCGCTTTGGCGAAGAGGGCGGTGTAGGTGGCGGACACGGCGCGGTGCGCCTCATCGACGATGAGGACGGCGGCGGGCGGCAGGACGGCGGCGCGGGCGAGCGACTGCACCGAGGCGACCTGCACTGCGTGGTCGGTGCGCGGCGCGCCGCCGACGATGCGCCCGCACGGGACGCCGAAGGACTCAAGACGCGCGGCGGCTTGGGCGATGAGCTCGCGGCGGTGAGCGACGAAGACGACGGGGCGCGCCAGCCGGCGCACGACTTCGGCGGCGACTTGCGTTTTCCCGGCGCCGGTCGGCAGATGCACGACGGCCGAGACGCGGCGCGCGACGGCGTCCAGCGCGCGTGCGACGGCGTCGAGTTGGTAGTCGCGGAGGGTCATGCGTCGCTTCTCTCTTGAGTTCAAAGGCATCCACGAAGTAACCGTCGCGGATGTGTGGCACGAAGAACGCCCACGCCTTGACCATCTTCGGTTTGCGCTTCACGCCTCCCCATTCGCCTTGGGCATCGTCGGGTAGTACTTGCGGATAATGTCACGGTGGGCGTCCCCTGCGGCGGCCCGTGCGGCGGCCCGTGCGGCGGCCCATGCGGCGGCCCATGCGGCGGCCCATGCGGCGGCCCGTGCGGCGGCCCGTGCGGCGGCCCATGCGGCGTCCCCTGCGGCGTCCCATGCGGCGGCCCCTGCGGCGGCCCCTGCGGCGGCCCGTGCGGAGGCGTCGATACGTCCGTGCGCGTAGTCACGCGCCGCCGCGATGGCCTTGCGCGGTCGATCATCGCCGGGATAGTCGATTTCGTAAATCGGCAGCACCATCTCCGCGATGTCGGCGGCAATACACCGCAAGTCTCGCTCGTAGCCGTCCGGTTTCGTAGCGCCGATCCACCAGAACATCCATTCGGTGTGCGGACAGGTCGCCCAGATCACGGCTTCGTCTTTGTCATCGGCCCAAATGCGAGCTTTTTCGCACGCGCCGAGTCGGATCAGGTCGCTATGGATACTCACGCGTCCCCCTTCGCCGCGCGGAAGCGGCGGAGCCAGTCGGCGGCCGGTTGCGCGCGTTCAAAGTCTTCGTCGTCGGCGGCGCGTTGAACGCACGGGGCAGCATCCTTCGCAAGCTTCGCCAAGTGGAAGGCGCGGCAGATTGAGTCGGCGTCGCTCACAACGTGCGTATTTTTGTCGAGGAATACCCAAACCGGAGATCCTTCATGGCCTCCGATGTCAAAGGCTTCGCTGTTTTCTTGCCACGTCACCGGCGCATCCGCCGGTGCCTCTCCGTGTTGGTAGGTCACGGGCATCCGATCCCCCATTCCGTCCAAGAGGTCGGCATCGGGCCGTTCGCCGTGAGCGTGTAGGTGATGACGCGCCAGCGGGCGGGAGCGTCCGCGATGTTGACGGGGACGTTGACGTATCCGACGCACGGCTCGGGCGGCGCGAAGGAACGCGCCCAGATGACTTCTCCGCCGGGGCACCGCTCGACCATGACGGAAATGGCGAAGGGCACGGGATCGCAAGGGTAGTCGACGCGCCGCCAAGCGATCTGGCCGGACGCGGCCGCGGCGAGCGCGGCGAGGACGAGGAGAGTTTTCATGTTGCCTCCGAAGAAAAAACCGCCCGCGCCGCACGCTTTTTAGCCACGAATGCGGCGCAGGCGGCCCCGAACCACCCGGCTCGAGAGAATCTGATGGGAGCTTCCGCCGTTGCAACACGGCTCCCGGCGTGTGAGAAAGTTGCGCGCTTTGCAACGACCGATCCGTCGCTGAGAACGTGAGCAGTCGAACTCGCAGGTGCGCGCCCCGATGACGGCGGACTGCATGAGGGACGATCAATCCCCTCCTTGGGTGAATGCCTCCGAGTCGAACAAATTAGGTTGTACTCCTCCGTTCACGGCGTCGGCGATGCGACGGCACGCGATGCGGAAGTACGTTTCGTCGATTTCGATTCCGATAAAGCGGCGGCCGAGCCGTGCGCACGCAACTCCGGTAGAGCCGCTGCCCATAAAAGGGTCGAGCACGACGCCACCCGCCGGGCACGAGTAGGCGACGGCGGGTGTGATGATCGCGACCGGCTTTTGGGTGGGATGCTCGGCATAGCCGTGCGCCGAAGCCACGCGCATCACGGAGCGGGCGAGCCGCGGCCCGCCGTCTTCCGAAGAGTAGGGCGCGGGCTCGATCGCGCCGGTGTGATGCGGCGCCTTGCGTTTGAGGCGAACGACGCGCCGGACGGCGTCGGGCGTCGTCTGTACGGAGCGGTACAAGTCGGACCACGCCCCGCGATAGAAATGCACGAACAATTCGTGAACGCGCCGAAAGCGATCGGCGTGGAAGTTCGATCCGTTGTGCTTTTCCCACACGATTTCTTGGGCCTTCGTGCCGAACCGCAAGAAGTCTGCGGACCGCTCCATGAACATCGACAACGAGCCGAAGCACCAAAGTTGCACGGTGCGAAGCGCGTCGAGCCACCCGTCGACGCGCCGATCCCAAGCCAACGACGTTTCGCCGTAGGGCGGGTCGGTGACGCACACGTCGGCGTCGGCGAGCGGCAGCACGTCGCGGCAGTCCGCGCGATAGAGCACGTGCGGCCCGATCTCGACTCGTTCAAGGAGCATTGAAAATCTCGAATACGAGGACGCCGTCGTCGCGACGCACGAGCAACCAGCACCGCGCCCGGTCGATCGAAAACACGTGGTCGGTTACTTCGACCAGTTCGACCGGCACGTCGTAGCCGTCCAGTTCGCCGCCGACGAATTTCACGTGATGATCCTCGGCTTGGGCGGAGCTCCCGCGGCGGCGCGCTCCTCGTTAATGATAAGCGTGGCGATCGCTCGGCAATCCTCCTCGGAAGGCATCATGCCGTCCATCTGCAGCGCCGCTCCGTGCAGGTCCATCGCCTTCTGCAAATCGCGTATGGCCGCCCCCAACGCCGTTCCGGCGCGCATCAGGTAGAAGCACACGCGCTGCTGACGCGCCTTCACGGATTCGCGACGCAGGGATTCCTCGTTATCGGACACGCTTCGCTCCTCTTTTCACGCCGACCGCCAGCTTGGGAACTCGATCGAGCAAGTCTCGATCGACGTGCAAGACGGGCTCGATGTCTTCGGGCGTGCGCAGGGTGGCGCGCAGTACGCCGTCTCTGATCCAGTTGCGCACGGTGCGTTCGGTCACGCCCTTCCGTTGCGCAGCTTGCACGACCGTTAACCAGTGGGTCATGGGCGAGAGTATAGAGCGACGGAAAAGAAAACGCAACGGGGCTTGCACAAAGATTTCCGACGCTGTATAAAGAGCGCGTGCGGCGCCGGCGCGTCGCGGAGAAACGCATGCAAGTAGTGAAGCTCTCGGCGCAAAACTTCAAGCGCCTCGAAGCGGTCGAGATCACGCCCGACGAATCGGGGATGGTGGTCATCGGCGGCCGCAACGCGCAGGGAAAATCCTCGGTGCTCGATGCGATCATGGCCGCCTTGGGCGGGCGTGACGCGGCTCCCGAAGAGCCGATCCGGCACGGGGAGGATCAAGCGACCATCACGGTCGACCTCGGCAAATACGTGGTCGAACGCACGTTCGGACGCGGGGAAAAGCTCGTCGTCAAGGGACGCGAAGGCGAGCGGTTCTCGTCGCCGCAAGCGCTGCTCGACAAGATCACGGGCTCGCTGACGTTCGATCCGCTCGAGTTCTCGCGCGCCAAGCACTCGTCGCAAATCGAAATGTTGCGGCGGGTGGTCGGACTCGACTTCACGATGCTCAACGAGCGGCGCGAAAAGACCTACGCGCGACGCACGGAAGTGAACCGCGAGCGGGATCGCTTGCGCGCGCAGGCCGCTTCGGCGACGTTCACGCCCGACTTGCCCGAGCAAGAGATCGTCTTGCAAGACTTGGTCGATCGCCGCGATCAAATGATGGAGCGCGCGCGGGAGACCAACGCGGCGCGCACGGTCATCGCCAACCTTCGGCGTTCGATCGCGGAGTGGCGCGAGAAGATCGCCGCCGCCGAGCAACAAATCATCACGCTCGAGCCGACCGCGGCGGCCGAAGTGCCGGACGTTTCCTCGCTGGCTTCCGAGATCGCCAACGCGCAGGCGACCAACAAGCTCATTCGGCAGAACTACTCGCACCGCACCGCGACCGACGCGGCGCAGCGGCAGCAGAAGGTGTCGGACGAGCTCACCGCCGAAATCGAGGCGATCGACCGCGAGAAGGCGGACATGATCGCCCGGGCCAAGATGCCCGTGGAGGGCCTGTCGCTGTCCGAGGACGGCGTCACCTACCGCGGCGTCCCGTTCTCGCAGGCGAGCGCGGCGGAGAAGTTGCGCGTCAGCGTCGCGATGGGGCTCGCGATGAATCCGACCCTTCGCGTGATGCTCATTCGCGACGGCTCGCTGCTCGACGACGAAAGCCTCAAGCTGCTCGCGACGCAGGTGAAGGACGGCGCGGCGCAGCTGTGGATCGAACGGGTCGGCCACGGCGAGGAGTGCTCCATCATCATCGAGGACGGCCGCGTGCAGGAGCCGCAAGCGTGAATCAGATTCTCAAAAACTACGCCGCGGCGGAGTATCACGCCCTGCCCGCGTGGGGATCGTCGGACTTGAAGGCGATGCGCGAAGGCCCCCCGGCCTTGGTGCCGTGGCGCCGCGCGCAGAACGACGAGCCCACCGACGCGATGCAACTCGGCACGGCGTGCCACATGGCGATCCTCGAGCCGCAGCGCTTCGCCGAGCGCTACCGCTTCAAGCCGGACGGCATGAGCTTCGCCACGAAAGAGGGCAAGGCGTGGAAACTTGAGCACGCCGAGTTCGAGATTCTTTCGGCGACGCAAGCCGAGATCGTTCGCGGCGTGGCCGGGGCGTTCCTTGCCAAGCGCGCGGCGGCCGAGGCGCTTGCGAAAGCGACGGAAGCGCAAACGGTCGAGCTGTCGGTGCTGTGGTCGCAACACGGCGCGGTCTGCAAGGGCCGCCTCGACTTCTTCGCCGACGACTACATCTACGACTTGAAGGTCAGCCGCTTCGCGTGCGAACGGTCCGTGCCGTTCCGAGCGTGGGCGGAGGGCTGGATGCACCAAGCCGCGCACTATCGCACGGGCCTGCAAACGTGCGGCTTGCGCGTCGCCGGGGCGCGGCTCGTCGTCGTGCATCCGAAGCCGCCGCATCACGTGTGGCTCGTCGAGCTCAAAGAGAACGACTTGGACGTGCTCGCGTGCGAGAACCAACGGACGCTGGATCGCTTGCTGGAGTGCCAGCGAAGCGGAGTTTGGCCGGGCACCCCGGACGAGTGGCAAGTCATCGACATGCCCGCGTCTTCCGATCTGCTGTCCCTCGTGGACGAAAGCGAGAACGCATGACCGAGTCGTTTCAGAAGTTCACCGGCGTGGCGGGCCGCCTGCGGTCGACGCCGTGGATCACGTTTGAAATGCTGTCCCTCGATTCCGACATCGTCGTCGAAATCGAGGAAGTTCGGTACCGCAAGCGCGTGGAGTTCGCGCGCCCCGGGACTAAGCTGAAAGACGTCAAATCGGACGTCGGTTCCCTCAAGTTCAAGAACGTCGATCGCGAATTGGTGTTGAACGCGACCAACCTGCGTTCGCTCATCGCCGCCTACGGCAGCAGCACGGCGGACTGGTACGGAAAGAAGGTCGCGCTGTTCGTGGACACCAAGGTCAAGTTCGGCAACAAGACCGTGTGCGCCGTGCGCATTCGGGCCAAGGCGCTCGATCCCGCGACGCCGATCGGCAAGCTCAAAGCTCCGATCGACGACGCGCCCGAAGCGGCTGCGACCGAGGAGCCTACGCCCGACGAGGAGATTCCGCCCGAGCGCGAGCCCGGGCAAGACGAATAGCCTCGGAGCGTTTCCGGGGCGGCCCCCGAGTTGCGTTTGTAGGGGGCCATTTCAATCAATGCCGCCGCGGCGCGCGACCTTCCTTTTGCGTTTCTACGTCGCACACCGCGAGCCGCGGCGGCGCTTTTAGATCGAGGACGAGATGACTAGGAATAAGTGGGTTCTTCATCGCGCGGAAAAGTACGACAAAATGACGACGCATCGCGCGCTGTGCGTTCCGTTCCGCGACGCGATTGATCGTGCCAATAAGGACGCCGACGCCCTCGAAGCCGCCGGAGTCGCGCCGTGGAAGGCCGATCCCGCGAAGGATGACGGCGAGGCGGTGGCGCTGCTGCGAGAGTTTTTGGCGTGGCACGAAGTTCAAACCAACCGCTCGTTTTTCGAGATTGTCGCTGACGCCCGCGCCTTCCTCTCCCGCCTCGACGGCAAAGGCGGTGCGAAGTGAGCGCGCTTAAGGCGTGGCTCGACGACCTCGACGCGAAGGCGGCGAAGGCGACGCCGGATCTGATGAAGCCGAGCGAAGGCCATATCGCCGCTGTGAACGCCGCGCCCGTGCTGATCGCCATCGTGCGGGCGGCGGTGGAAAGGCCGTGGCGGCGCGTTCCTCCGTCGATCGGTTTCCAGTGGCAGTGCTACGGATGCGGCCATTACGAAAAGCACGGCGAGACTTGCTCCTACGCACCCATCGACGCCGCCCTCGACGCGGCGGAAAAGGAACTCCAATGACCACCTTCGACCCGTCTACGCTTACCTTCGTGATCGGTGCGGGCAATCCCGCCAAAGGCACCGCGTGCATCATGTCTGCCGCCGTCGCGAAGCTGCGCGTCTCGCGCGGCGAGCCTCTTGGTGAGGCGACCGACGTACTGGACTGCGCGTGCCCCGTCGTTCGCAGGCTGGCGATCGCGCGGAACGACTTGCCGATGGACGGCGAGCTTCGCAAACAATGGGCATTGCCGATGATCGACCGGATCATCGGTTCGCGGCGCGACGACGAGACGACGAGACGACGCGCGGAAGCGGTCGCACGGTACGCCGTCACGGTGATCGCGGCGGAGGCGTTGCGAGCCGCTGGGATGACGGATCAAGCCGACCGGCTGGCGTCGTTGCCGCCAACGGCGACGATGGGGGAGATGCGAGACGCTGCCGACGCCGCCGACGCCGCCGCCGACGCCGACGCCTCCGCCTACGTCGCCGCCGCCGCCTACGCCGCCGCCGCCGCCGCCGCCTACGCCGCCGACGCCGCCGCCGCCTACGCCGCCGCCGCCGACGCCGCCTACGCCGCCTACGCCGCCTTGGCCGCCGACGCCGCCGCCGCCGCCATCGAAAACGCCGCATACTTGCCACGAACCCGCCACCTCGACGCCATGATCGATTTGGCGCTGTCGATCGACGCGGCGGAAGCGGAGGCCAACCAATGACCGTCCAAGACAAACTGAGTGCGATGGGGGCGTGCCGCGAGGCGTTGGATTGGGCTTCCGACAAGGACGGCCCGACCATTTGGGCGGCTTGTGAACGCGGAGACTGGATGCTTTGGCTCTGCGGAAAGCTCGCGGGGCCGCCTATGTCGGAAGGACGCCGCCGACTTGTCGGAGCCGCCGCCGAGTGCGCGCGTTTGGCGCTCCCGATCTTTGAGCATCGCCGACCGGGAGACGGGCGAGTGCGTGCGACGTTGGATCTGTGCGACCGCTTCGCGCGGGGCGATGATGTATCTATGTCCGATATACGCGCCGCCGCCTACGACGCCGCCTACGCCGCCGCCCGCGCCGCCGCCCGCGCCGCCGCCCGCGCCGCCTACGCCGCCGACGCCGCCGCCGCCGCCGCCTACGCCGCCGACGCCGCCGCCTACGCCGCCGCCTACGCCGCCGCCTACGACGCCGCCTGTTCGCGCGTCCTAAGCGAGTGCGCCGACGTTGTGCGACGGCACTATCCGACGTGGCCGTTGAAGGAGTCCGACCATGCTTGACATCGGGAAGATCAAGGAGCGGGCGGAGAAGGCGACGACCAGCGAGCCGTACCGCGACGGAAGCATCTGGCGGATGCGCATGGCGGGACGACACATCTGGGAAATCGTCACGAAAGACCTGTTGCACATCGCATACGTCACGTTGGACGCGAACGCCGACTTCGTTCAGCACTCCCGCAACGACATTCCCGCCCTCGTGGCCGAAGTCGAGCGGCTGCGCGCGGCGCTCGACGCGATCCTCAACATCGTCTCCCCCGAGAACGACCCAGACGACCATAGCCTCACGGTTGAAGGCGTTGTGGACAACGTGCTGGCCATGCGCAACCTTCTGCACTCGACGATGAAGGAACGCGACGCGGAGCGGAAGGCGTGCGACGGCTTCTACTCGGCCGGAACCAAGACGCACAACTCCATCTTCGGAACGACGGAGAAGATCGACGCCGAAACCTATTGGCGCGCATGGGACCATCACCGCGCCCGCCGCGCGGCGGAGAAGGGGACGACGTGAGCGGGGAAATCACCACGGCGATAGACGCGGTGTTCGCCTTGCGCGAGCGCATCAGTGACTTCGAGTACCGAAATAACTTTGGACTCGGCGGATACAACGATGAGGCCCGCCGACTGATGATTGAGACGGCCGAGCGGTTGCACCGCGCGGCGGAAGCACTGGCGAAGCTGGCAAAATGAGCCGACATGAGCGACGAGAAGCCGTTTGCGGAGGCTTATCAGTGGAGCGGCGACGTTTGGTACGTCGGTTCGCCTACGCGAGACGCCGATGTTTACGTCGGAGAAACGTCGGAGCGCGATGCTAATGATCGTGCCGCCGCGATCAACGCCGCCTACGAAGCGCGATGCCAAGCCCGCGAGCGCAAAGCCGCCGCGAAGGCGCTCAGGGAGATTGCCAAGATCTACGAACGCAATCCCGGCACTATGAGTCACTGGGATGAGTTTGCCGACGATCTCCGCTCCCGCGCCTCCGCCATCGAGAAAGGCGAAGCGTGAAAATCGGCTCGCTTTTCAGCGGCATCGGCGGCCTTGAACTCGGACTCGAAAGAGCCGGTTGCGGTCGCACCGTTTGGCAATGCGAAATCGACCCCTATGCGCGGGCCGTTCTTGCGAAGCACTGGCCGGATGCTCAACGGTTTGACGACATCACGAAGATGCACGACGTTCCGCCGGTCGATCTGATCTGCGGAGGGTTCCCGTGTCAGGACATTTCCAATGCCGGAAAACGAGCCGGAATCGAAGGCGCACGAAGCGGACTGTTCTACGAACTCATGCGAGTCGTTCGCTTGGTTCGACCGCGCTTCGTCGTGCTGGAAAACGTCGCAGCGTTGCTTGGACGGGGAATGGGCGACGTACTCGGAGAGCTTTCCGAGAGCGGGTACGATGCGGAGTGGGATTGCATTCCGGCGTCCGCCGTCGGCGCCCATCACCGTAGGGATCGGGTCTTCATCATCGGAATTATGGCCGACGCCAACAACGTCGGAATGCGGACTAAGAATAGATCGAATTGTGGATGCGAGCGGGAATCCACCGAGGCATCCGAATCAGCGGCTTTACGACAAGGTGACCGGGAGGCTCGTATCGGACACGCTCGGACAGGCCGTGCGAATGTGGCCGACGCCGAAAGCGGGAAGACCGGATCAGGACTCGCAGTTTGCTGGCGACAATCCGACGCTTGCGAGAGCGGTACGGCTTTGGCCGACGCCGACCAAAGAGGACAGCCGCGGCGGAGTATCGACGACGCCGGGTGGGGCGCGATCGTCGGGGCTCAACGCGACCGTGGGTGGACACCTGAACCCTCCGTGGGTCGAGTGGCTCATGGGGTTCCCTCTCGGGTGGACAGGCTTAAGTGCCTCGGAAACGCCGTAGTTCCTGCCGTTGCCGAGGTGGCCGGCCGTCGCTTGCTTGAAATCAGGAAACGCATTGCGTTACCATGATGCATGACAAGCCCAAACACTCGGACGCGGTTGATATGGCGGGATGGGAAAAAAGTCCGCGCTCATCGCTGGATCATGGAGCAGAAGCTCGGGCGAAAGCTACTTGCTTCGGAGCATGTCCACCACATCAACGGAAACCCATTGGACAACCGCGAAGAAAATCTTGTCGTTCTCTTGAGCGCGGCACACATGAGACTGCACAAGCAGTCCTACCCAGACATAAAGAAGTGCGTCGTTTGCGGATCGCCATTCACGGTAAATCCGCGCAAGCGTTTGCGAAACAAGTGCTGCGGCGACCCATGCGCCGCAAAGATGCGTGCGGACGGTCGCAGGGAACAGGCGTCGCGGAAGTCGTCGGGCGGCGCGTGATGGAACTGATGACATGAAGCGCCTCGCCTCCGTCCTGCTCGTCGCCGTCCTCTACGCCGCGATGGTCGCGGCGGCTTACGTCGTCCATCTGAACGACCAGCACCTACCGCCCCCGCCGGTCGCGGGGAGAAAGTGACCATGTTCGACCCAAGCAAGATCACCATCCGCAACCAACTCGACGAGAACGGCAAACCGGCTGGTGGGACGGCCTTCGTGAACATCCCGTTCGGGCAGGGACATTCGATCGTTGCCCGAGCGGACTTTCAAGAAGGCCCCATCAAGGATGCCAAGGGCCGCAACGGAGCGTTCGTGGAAGACTTGATCTACATCGCGCAGAAGCGCATCGAGTTCTACAACGCTGCGGGCTTCGCGTGCGAGGAGAACCACGAAGCCCTGCGCGGGCTCAAGATCGCCATGGACGCCTTGCAGGCGCGCACCGCGAGGCGCACGGCTCAAGGCGTCGAAGGCACGCACGAAGGCACCTAATGCGCCACATCCTTTCGGACACGCTCAGCGTCAAGGACTGCTTCGAGTTCCTATCGGTTGACGTAGGTCTTGAGCAGGAGCAGCACGTCACTTTGACGGTATCCGATGCCGTTAAGCTGCTGGTCTTCCTTGCACAGTGGGCTGGAAGATGCGCAGAGCAGGTCAACGAATAGTCTGCTCAGGCGGCCCCGCCAGCCGCTCGGACGGCGGCGGCGACTCCAGGTAGGGGTTGCCCCGCTCGTCCGTCAGCGGCCCGCTCACGCCAGCCCGAAGAGGCTAAACGCCTTGCGCACCAGACCGAGCTTCAAATCGGCGCGCTGGACGTCTTGCGCGAGCGCCGCCAAGTTCTTGGCGACTTCTTCGTCCGTCAGCACGGACCGCGGCCCGCGCGCGATCGCGTCGTCCTGCGGCAGCGTGACGAGGCCGAGCGCCGCGGAGACGGCGTCCGGAACCTCTCCGACCGGCCCCCGCTCGAGCCGCGCCGTCAACAAAACCCGGGCCGCCTTGAGCACTTCGTCGTCGCTGTAGGTCATTGGATGTTCACCCCGATCTTGGCGCCGGTGTCCTTCATGAAGCGCGCGAACTCGGATTCCTGCCGCGCGTAGACCTCCATCGCCGCGGCGATGCGGTCCTGCTGTCGCCCCTTCGGATCGTCAAGCCACGCGCGGAGCTCGCGATCAAGCTGAGCTGTGATTTCCCGGCGCTTGGCTGCGACGGCCGCGCGGGTCGCGGCGCGGTCGGCGTTCTGTTGCGCGACGAGGCGCGAGACGGTTCCGACCTCGACCACGCGCAACGCGGGCGCGCCGTCGTCGAGTTGCCCGGACGGTCGCGACGCGCCCGCCGAGGGCGAACCGGCTCCGCCAGCCGGCGCCACGACGGCCGAGGCGTCCGCGAGATCGCGGGCGAACTTCGCTTCGATCGCCGCTTCGCCGATCTGCACGATCAGGTCGAGCTCGCGCTCGAGTGACGTGCGTTGTCGGGCATCGACGGCAAGCACGAAATCGCGGAACTCCGCGTTGCGCGCGCTGGTCAGTTGCGCGTTGTGCTGCGCGGCGACCAAGGCGTACTCCGAGGCGCACGATCCTCCCATCAGGAGGCACACGAACAGAATGGTGGTTTTCATGGTTTGAGGGCCGAGCCGCGCCCAAGTCTCACCTTGCCGCCCGGAGTTCATTTGGCGGTCGCGCGACTCGGCGGGCAGATTATAGCATGTCGGAATCGCCGGTGGGCGTGTCGGGATCGTCCGGCGGTCCTTCCAGCAAGTCTGGCACGTCGAGCCCCGGCAGCGTTTCTCGGCAGACGATGCGCAGAATCCCGTCCACTTGCCGCCGAAAGTACCGCTCGCGTCGATGCCGCCGCATCGCGCGGCTGGCCGCATCGTGCCACCGCAAATGAAGACTTCGCAGGTCGCGCTCAAGGCGACGAACGCGAAGCGAAAGGTATGCGACGATTGCGGTTAGAATCGCGACACCTGCCCATTCCATGCGGGCGGGATCATACGCGCGCTCGGTCCCGATCTCGTGCGGTTTCGTTGAGGTCTTTCAAAACCCCGGTGTTTTCCTTCACCGCGGCGACCAAGTCTTTCAATCCGTCGACGACCTTCTCTTGCCCGGGACCGATGCGATCGACGACCGCCTTGACCACGTAGGCCAAGAGGGCGCCGAGAATCACGATCAGAGTCCCGAGCATCCACTTGATGCTTGGGTCGTCAGGCACGACCGTGTCCGGAGCCATCATAGGATGTCCATTTCGGCAAAGAGAGCGGACAAGAGCAACGATCCACCGGCCCGCGAAGGCTCCATCGCACCCATCGACTTCGCGGTCGCGCTCTTGCGCTTGCCGGAAAAGTCATGCGTGACGCCGGAGCCGGAAAGATCGGTCCCCGTGTTGAAGCACGGCGACGTGCGGAGGATTCCGAACTGCCCGTTGCTGGTGCCGGACAGCGCAGGGTTGGTGGTGATTTCGCCGGTAGACAGCACGACGCCTACCGAGGTGTTGCCGCCGAAGCAGTTGTAGGTGTGGTTCAGCGTGCCCGCCAACACCGACACCCCCACATCGAAGTTCGTGATGATGCAGTTCACCAAGTAAACCGTGCCGCTCAGCACGAAGAACCCGGCCACCCCGGAAGCGGCGGCGCCGTAGACGGTGCATCCGTAGAAGTTGCCGCGATCCGACGTTGACGCGCCGATGCCGCCAAGGTCGCTCGCGTTGCAAACCACCTTGCACGATCGCACCGTTTGCTCGCTACCGGCGTCTACCGCGTTGATGACGAAGTTGAGATTGCACGAGACGGACAAGCACCGCTCAACGACCCCGGCGGAGTTGTTGATGTTCTGCACCGCGCTCTTGGTATTCCCCTCGAAATAGCACTTGGAAACCAAGAAGTTCGGAGCCCCGGCCCCCATCGCTCCGCCCTTGTGCGTCGATACCCCGTCGCCGTCCGTCAGTAGCTCCGGCAACGATCGCGCTTTGCGCGTCCCGTTCCAGCAGCACCGCGAGCGGAACACCGTGAAACTGGGCAGGTTGTATCCGCCGCAACCGTCTTCCGAGTTGTAGGAAAGGTCGCAGTCGCGAATCGTCAGGCTGTCGCAATCGTCGCCAAGGACGCCGTTTCCGTCCCACCCATAGACGGCCAGCCCTTCCAAAGTCACGTCGTCAGCCGTCAGCAAGTAAACGCCGCCGCTGTTGGCGTACAACCCTGAGGTTCCGGTCTGCGAAGTGTTGTCCACCCGGTAGTACCGCGTCGCGGGAGTCGTCGCCGCGTAGACGTAAAGCGTCGTCGCTCCCGAATCGTAGTACCACTTGTATTCCGCGTCGAGTTCCAAGACGGAATCGCGCCGATCGCCCTTAACCCACGTCGTTGACGTAGGCCGGAAGATCAACGCTTGCGGATCGCTGGCGTAGGAAGTGATCTTCCACACGTTACCGGCGTGATTGACCCACGATCCGGCCACCGCCGCGCCGCCGTAAATGATCGGCTTCGCTTGCCCCGTCGCACCGCGAACCGTCAAGCCGGAAACCGCGATGGCAACCGCATCCGTGTACGTCCCTTCCGAAACGATGATCGTGTCGTTGGCGGACGCCGTAGCGCAAGCGTGAGCAACGGTCGCCCACGGCGTCGCCTCCGACCCGTTCGCGGCATCGCTGCCCGTCGTCGAGACGTAGTAGGTCGCCATTGCTCAGCCGACCGAGGCGTACAGGCCGATCGCGTGAATGATCGCGGTCGACGCAGAGAGGTTGTAAACCCCGAGCGACGTTTGGCGGTCTTCGCAGGCGATGACCGCTGGACCGTGCGACGGGCCGATCCAGTAGGAGTAGCCCGCCACCGGGGTGGCGGCCGTGCCATCCGTGGTCGGCGCGGCGGCGCCCCACTTGGCGGTGATTTCGACGTCGGTGTCCGAGGTCAGAATCACCGTGTTGACGCCCGCATATCCGTCCCCGGTCGCCTCCGAGTAGGTCAGCGACGCGGCGGTAGTACCCGCGAGGCTAAACCGGGAGGTCCACGGGTTTCCGGACTTCGACCGAATGCTCATGACGACTCCAAGCGCCTTCGCGGCCCGTGCTCCCGATCGACCGGCCCTCAGCCGACCGAGCGCACGGGCCGCGTCGGCATGGTATCAGCGACCGATGCGTCCGAACCCCAAGGTGGCCCGCGATCGGCTTTGAATCTTCTGCTCCGCTCCGTATTCCCGGGCGGCGGCTTCCGTCTGTGCGGCGTCGGCGGCGCCCTCGATGAGCTCTTTCCGCAGCGCCTCGATGTTGGCGTCGCGCTTCGCCCCGGGTGGCGCGTTCTCCAGTTGCCCACGAAGCCGCGCGGCGGCCGCAGAACGTCGGTTCTGGTCGTGGCGCCGCGCCTCGCGGACCTGCTCCGCGGCGTCGATCTGGTACTGCTTCGGAAGCACGCCGAAAGCCGAACTCGCCAACCGCTCCGCGATCGGCAATTCCTCGCGCGATCCGAGTTTCTGGCCACGCTCGACGGCGTTGACCATCAGCCTGGCTTGGTCCAAGTTGATGACGTTCAGGCGATCAAGCTCCGAAAGAAGCCGGATTTGCCGGAACGTCTGGTAGACCTTGGCCGGAACGGCGACGCCGAACATCTCCTTGGCCTGCCCCTCGTAGGCTTCGATCTCCGCTCCCGAAAACGAGTCGCTGTTGACCAAGAGCTCGATCGAGAGTTTCGCGATCGGGTTGAGCTGGCCGACCAAGTAGCGGTAGACCGGCCCCGCCTTCCCCTCCTCGACCGGCTTCCCGATCGACTCGAGCGCCGAGGCGAGCTTGGAAAGTTCGGCCGCGGGAAGGTATCCGCCGAAGAGGAAGTAGGCCGGACCGGCGGGCGTCTTCTTGTACGGCACCCCGAGCCCGTCCTTGACGAAGTCGGGAAGGATGCGCTCCATGTCATCGGAGACGCCCACGGACGTCGCCGCGTTGCGCTGCATCTTCTCGATCCACGAAACGGTGCCGGGCTTCTCGATGAACTGCCGCACCGTGGTGGCCATCGCCCACGACGCAAACTCCCCGAACGGGAACGCGCGCGCCACCTTGGACTTCATGAACGTGGTGGCGTTGGCGCGGGGCGTGTAGGTGTTGCGCCGCACGAAATCGAGCGCTTGTTGCGGCGTCTCGCCGCGCTTCAAGCCGTCGATGAATCCCGTGATTTTGACCCAATTGTCCCCGAAATTGGCGACCTCGTAGCCCTTCCGCGTCAACGGATTGGTGGTCGGAGACGGCGAGAAAATCTTGCGGGAGAAAAAGTCGGTCCACGGCGTCGCGCCGCCCGCCCGCACCGCGGTCGCCGACGATTCCATGACGGCGTCGCGAATGAGCCCGGAATCGAGCACGCCGTTGTCGGACAGGAACGTCAGCACGCGATCGGCGGTCGAGAACTCCGCCGGAACGCCCTTGATCGCAACCTTGGCTCCGAGCTCTTCAATCGTCCCGTGCCCCGCCATGACGCGCTTGAAGGCCCGGGCGGTCGCCTGCGCGTCCCACACGGCCGAGCGCGACACCGGCGCGCCGCGGCCGATGGACAGGGTCGCGAAGCCCGTGATGGCGTCGCGCACGCGGCCGTTGAAGAACGCGATGTTGCCGACCGTCCATGCCTTCCAGAGCGACGTGACCGAATCGAGCCCGCGCACCACGGCATACTTGCGCAGCGGGTCGGGCCGCGTGAGGTCGCGGTGGTACTCGGTGACCGCGTTCAGGTCGCGCTGGTCCACGAAATGCACCCGCGCGTCCGGAGAGCGCCGCACGATCGCCGCCTGCTGCTTGGGGTCGAGCGCTTGGAATGGAATCAGGCCCTCGCGTGCGGCGCGGCGGTACTCACGAATTTGGCGCGCGGCGACGCTTCCGTGCGTGCCGAGCTTTTTCAGGTGTGCAAGATGCTTTTCAGCGGCGCGCAGGTCGCCGTAAACCGACGTCGCGTACTCTCGGAATTCATCGGAGAGTTCGTCGATCTGCGACTGAATCGCCGCGCGCGTGCTTTGCGTGTTGAGCTTGGCCCGCGACAGGCGCTCCCGGACGTCTGCGGCGCGCTCGCGCAACTCGCGCTCGACCAGCGTTTCGATGGCCTTCGGATTCTTCGCAATCGCTAAGTCGTCCTTGAAGGACGCGAGAATGGCCGCGTCCTTTTCCAAGGCGGCCCGCTCCGCCCGCAGGACGGCCGCTCGTTCGGCCGCGGACGATGCCGCGAGTTCTGCCGCATCGACCCGTCCCGCGAGCTCAGGAATCGCGCCAGAGGCTTCGTCGGCCTGCCGCGAGTAGAACTGAAAATTCCGACCGGCCCGCTCGGCCGCGAGGTCGGCGGCTTCGGTCTGCCGGACGTCCGCGGCGCCGAAGGCGCGATCCGCGGCTTGGCCGGACCGCTCCGCCCGGGCTGCCGTCTTGCGGACCTTTTCGCCGCCCACGAAGGCGGCCTTGGCCGCCTCGGTGGCCTTGCGGTCCGCCTCCGCGAGCGCGGCTAATTCATCGTCGATTCCGACGATCGACTGCCGCACCGCCTCGAGTTCGGCCTCGGCGGTCTTGGCCGATTCGAGTCGCGCCGCCGCGCGCTGCCGCGCATCGCGCACGACCGTATCGGCCGTGAAATTCCGCTGCGCCCCGCCGCCCTTCGTGCCGACAAAGGCCGTCTCGCCGGACGCATTGAGCTCGCGAGCCTGCCGCAACAGGTTCCGCTCTTGAATCGCCAGCCGTTGATCGACGAGCGCCTGCTTCATCATCACCGTGGCGGCGTCGTCGTTGTCGTAAACGCGCAGGTCGGCGTTCAGCAACTCCTCTTCCGACATCGGGCGGCGCGTGCCCTTCGGTAGCAGGCCCGCGCGCTTCGGCTTCGTCGGGGCGCCCGCGACGTGCCCGATGTCGCGGGCCTTTTCCAGACCGGCGACCGTTTTGTCGAAGTCCGCGCCTTCGGCGTCGATGAGTCCGTCCACGTGATCGCGCAGGCGATCGCGATGGAGCAAGAACCGCGAATTTCCGTCGCGACCGAATTGCTCCGCGACGAAGGTGTCTTCCGCAACGCGCTCGAGGCGGCCGCCCTTGCCCTCGACGACGGCCACGTAGCCCTTGTCGCTCAACTGCTGGATTTCTTGCGCCCGCGCCGCCAAATCTCGCGCGGCGAAGTCGCCCTTCGAGATCGCGCGAAGAGCGTTGCGGCGGAAGTTCGCCGAGCCGAGCGCCTGCCCCGAAGCGCGCGCCCGCAAGAGGTCCGCGAAAATCGGGTTGACGTTGAAGAAGTCGGCCGCGTCGTCGTCGACCTTGCGCAACTGCTTGACGAAATCCGCGTCGAAAATCTTGGTGAAGAACCCGGCTTCTTGCTCCGCCAGTTTGGCGATGTCGTCGAGCGGGACGTAGCCGGTCGCGCGCGTGCCGAGCTCGCGCACCACGGCGTTCGCTTCCACCGTAGTGAGGTCCGTGAACTTGCGACCGCGCATGAACGCTTCGATGCGATTGAGCCCCGATCCGGCCCCTTGAATCGCCGCATCGAACCGCGCGTTGATGAGCTTGCGCGCTTCGTCCGTCACGTGCCGCGGAACGTAGTGTTCAAACATCCCGTTCAGGATGCCTTCGGCTACTTCCTTGTCGCCGAGCTTCCGCATGAAGCCGACGGCGTTCACGAGGTACTTGTCGAGCCCTTCGCGAAGTTTCCCGCCGCCCGCCTGCGAAGCGTCGATCGCCGCCATGACTTCGTCGACGTCGCGTAGAACCGACTCGCGAGCGCCTTCGATCGTGCGCGCCTCTTGCATCGCCACCGAGGAAGCGACGTCGGCGCGCGCCTTCTCGAGCGGCGTCGCAATGTCGCCGACCCCGGCGGTGCGATCCGCGATCTGCACCCAATCGGGCGTAATCGGAACCATCGCCGGTTGCTCGAGGATCGCTTTCAGCTGGTGGATGTCGTCGAACGACGCCAGCCCTCGCTCGCGCATTTCCAGCACGACGCGCTGCGCCGCGGGCGAACTCAGCAGGAACTCTTGCGCCTCCTTAGGCGTCTGCGCAAAGACTTGGAGGAACGCCGACTCGACGCCCGCGCGAGTGCCTCGCAACTGCTCGCCGAGACGCTTAATCGCCCGGGCTTGCTCCGGATCGGAAATGCCGATCGCTTGGGACGTCAGCGCGCGCGTGATGCCGTTGAGGGGGCCGGTGCGCATCCATCCGGCCCACGAATCGAGCCCTTCCGCGATGTTCAGCGAAAGCGACTGGAAGCCCATCTTTCGGAACGACGCATCGAGCACGGGCAGCCCGAACGCGATGCGCTCCATCCAAGGGAACTTGAAGACCAGCGCCGCGCGCTCGCCGTTCTTGATCCCCTGCGCCACGCCTGCCGCGATGTCCATGCCCGCCGCAACGCCCTTGGCCGTCTTTCCGAAGGCCGTCACGAACGACGACGGATCGGTCAGGATGTCCCCGGCGAGGTTGAGCACGAAATTGCCCATCCCGCTTTGGTCGGTGTCTCCGAACGCACGGCGAATGTCCGCGGTATACGTCTCGCGAAAATGGTCCTCGGTGATGCCGAGCCAGTCCGTCAATTTGGTGGTCGGCAGGCCGCGATAGAAGCCCTCGACGAACCCCTCGAACGTGCCCTGCTCTCCGATGCCGCGCACCGATCCGCGAATCGCGTGCGCCCCGAGGAGCGTTTCCGGCGTCTTGAGGATCGTCGTAAACAGCCCGTCCTCTTGGTCCTTCTTTCGCTGCTCCAACTCCGCGCGGACTTCGAGCTCAGACGGACGGTATCCGTCCAGCGCGTCTTGGCGCGTCGTGAATCCGCCGAGAGCGGGAAGTTTGAAGGGGTCTGGCATCACTTACCAGCCGCGGCCTTGGCCGCTTCCAAAACGATCGTGGCCGGTCCCGCCGACGAACGCGAGCGCGACTGGTTGGCACGGCGCGAAGCGGCGTCCCAATTGCTCAGAATCGCATCAATCACCGCCTGTTCGTCGGCCTTGTCGCCAAGGCGGTTTTCGATCGCCACCAAAACTTCTTGCGGAACTTCGCTATAGAGGAACTTTCGCACCCAACCGGCGCGCTCCTCTTGCTGTGCGGTTTTCTGCGCTTTTACTTTGGAATCCGCCTTCTCCCGCAACACCACGGACGGCTTCTTGCCGACCGGCGGGATCGTGCCCGCGGCAGGCCGCGTGTCGGCCGCGGCGGGAGCCACCGGACGCGATTCAGCCGCAGGCCTCGACTCCGCCACCGGCCGCGACTCCGCAGCGGGCATCGCGTTCTGCAGCGCGGTCACCGCCGCCACGTCGCCGCCGCGAATCTGCGCCATGATCTTGGCGACGTCGGAGGAGCTGGCGGACGCCGCCTTGCCCTTGCCGAAGAGTCGCATGTACGCTTCGACCGACCCCTCGAACGACGTCGTGCGCCCGTTGATAAGGTCGTCTCGCGCGGCGGACACGGCGGCTTGCCGAAACGTGCTGTCCAACTGCTCGATGTTCTGGTCCTCTTGGCGCAAAGTCCGCCAGATATCGAAGGCCATCTGCTCTTCGCGCGCCTTGTTGGCGTCGTATCGCGCCGCCTTGCGATCCTCCTGCGCCGACTTCCGTTCGGCACTGTTGACCAGCGCCGGAAGAATCGTCGGGGAAAAGCTCGTGGTGCCCTGCGGCAAAAGCCCTTCTTGAACGCCGAACGCCGCCGCGTCCGCCGCTTCCTTGTCTCGTTGCGCTTGGTCCGCGGCGCGCGCTTCGGCCCGGCTCGCTTCGTCTGCGGCGCGGCCCTCGCGAGCCATTGCCGCGGTGAACTCCGCTTCCCCGACCGGGGCCAACATGCCGAGCGCTTGGCCGCGGCTCAGGTCTTCGGCAAAGCGGCGCGCGTCCTCCCGCTCGTACCGGGATTGCTCGATTTCGAGCTGCGTCCGCTGCATGTCGAGTTGCTGCTGGAACCGCCGATCGCTGCGGTCCATTTCCTCACGGCGCAGTTTCGCGTCTTGCTCGCGCTGCCACGCCTCCCACGACATGCGGCGCTGCTCCGCCTGCATATCGGCGACGCTTTTCCCGCCGAAACCGGCGGCGAATCCCATCGCAATCGCTTGCAGGATGCCGTCGAAGGCGGGCGGCGGGGCGCTCGTGTCGGAGGGAGGCATCACTTCGGCCCCATGATCTGCGTCAAAATCTGATCGAACTGCGCTTTTTGCTCCGCCTCACGACGCCGCTGCTCGAGGAGCGTCATGACGTTGGAGCCCGCGCCGGCCAACGCCGTGCCGGACTTCTCGAAGAAGCCCGCCCACGGATCGGGCGTCGATGCGATCGCCGCCCCTTGACCGAGGTAGGCGTTGGCTAGGTCGCGCGTCGGCTGCTGCTCGATCCCGAGCAAAGCGGCCAGCATGCGCGCCGCCTGCTCTTCGCCCGCCAACTGCGACTCGGCGGCCCGGATGTCGATGTCGCGATTCAACTGCGCGATGCCCGTGCCGAGCGACCGGGCGACGCCGCCCTCGG